GGAAACACTGCGAATTCTTTCTGTCAAGGTAACGACAGCAGACTCAGTGATTCTCGTACACCCGTGGCACACGCCCACGGCAATATCACCAACGGTGGAGCGATTGGTACAAATCCCAACTTGCCAGTCATTACGACAACTAGTGGCTTGTTAACTACAGGTACATTTGGAAACACTGCAAATTCTTTCTGTCAAGGTAACGACAGCAGACTGAGTGATGCTCGTACACCATCAGCACACACCCAGGCGTGGTCCACAATAACCGGCACTCCGACAAATCTGTCTGGATACGGTATTACAGATGCTGTTAGTAGTGCAGACAGCAGACTGAGTGATGCTCGTACACCATTAGCGCATACCCACGGCAATATCACCAACGGTGGAGCGATTGGTGCAAATCCCAACTTGCCAGTCATTACGACAACCAGTGGCTTGCTAACTACAGGTACATTTGGAAACACTGCGAATTCTTTCTGTCAAGGCAACGACAGCAGGCTCAGTGATTCTCGTACACCATTAGCACACGCCCACGGCAATATCACCAACGGTGGAGCGATTGGTACAAATCCCAACTTGCCAGTCATTACGACAACTAGTGGCTTGTTAACTACAGGTACATTTGGAAACACTGCAAATTCTTTCTGTCAAGGTAACGACAGCAGACTGAGTGATGCTCGTACACCATCAGCACACACCCAGGCGTGGTCCACAATAACCGGCACTCCGACGAATTTATCTGGATACGGTATTACAGACGCGGCTAGCGGTTCTCACGCCCACGGCAATATCACCAACGGTGGAGCGATTGGTACAAATCCCAACCTGCCAGTCATTACTACAACTAGTGGCTTGCTAACTACAGGTACATTTGGAAACACTGCGAATTCTTTCTGTCAAGGTAACGACAGCAGACTCAGTGATTCTCGTACACCCGTGGCACACACCCACGGCAATATCACCAACGGTGGAGCGATTGGTACAAATCCCAACTTGCCAGTCATTACGACAACTAGTGGCTTGCTGACTACAGGTACATTTGGAAACACTGCGAATTCTTTCTGTCAAGGTAACGACAGCAGACTCAGTGATTCTCGTACACCCGTGGCACACGCCCACGGCAATATCACCAACGGTGGAGCGATTGGTACAAATCCCAACTTGCCAGTCATTACGACAACTAGTGGCTTGCTAACTACAGGTACATTTGGAAACACTGCGAATTCTTTCTGTCAAGGTAACGACAGCAGACTGAGTGATGCTCGTACACCATCAGCACACACTCAGGCGTGGTCCACAATAACCGGCACTCCGACGACTATATCCGGTTACGGGATTACAGATGCGCTGTCTACCGGTAATCAGAATCCCAATCTGGTGCTCGCCGGTCCATCGTCTGGCACTACTGCGGCCGCGCCTACTTTCAGGGCTTTGTCTGCTGGAGACCTGCCTAATGTCTCAGGCCTGACGGCAGCAGGCTATGGCAGCGCATCAAGCGTGCCCACGCTGACTGTTGACGCAAAGGGTCGAATCACTGTAATAAGCAATACGGCTATCTCCATTGCTAATACCGCCGTCAGCGGCCTGGGGACTGCGTCAACCCGCAACGTCCCTTCAGGGGGAGGCGGTTCCAGCACTCCTAGTCTTCTTCCGGCCCCGGCCTCGGTTTCAGGAATCGACCTCGATGGGGGGTCGGGCGGAAGCGTTGCTACAGGCGGCACAGAATCCACAATAACGCCGGGCGGCGTTACTTACAGAGTTCACACATTCACAGCTGATGGAAACTTTGTCGTAACAAGTGCAATTAGCAATGTCGAATATCTTGTCATCGGTGGTGGTGGCGGCGGTGGCTCCGGTAGTGATGCCACCGGTGGTGGTGGTGGTGGTGCGGGGGGTTACCGATGCTCAGTTGTCGGCGAAACCAGCGGGAGGGGATCGTCTGCTGAAAGCCGACTCAGCCTGTCAGCGGGGACTTACGCAGTTGTTGTGGGTGCCGGGGGCCCCACGGGCACATCGGGCGGTAACTCGTCATTTTCTGGGATTATCGCCACCGGAGGTGGTCGAGGAGCTGTAAAGAGTGTCGCAGCCTCCAATGGGGGCTCGGGGGGCGGCGCCGTGGGCGATGGCAGTACTGCCGGTGCGGGGACGGCCGGGCAGGGCTTCGGTGGCGGCAGTGGAAACGCTGGTGACTGGGCTGGACACGGTGGTGGCGGCGCAGGTGGGGCGGGACAGGCGGCGACCGGCAGTAGTGACTCGGCGACGGGCGGGAGCGGCGGCGCTGGTATCACATCGGCTATTACTGGCTCTTCCGTTGCCCGTGGCGGCGGTGGTGGTGGTGCCGACTACACGTCCCCTGGTGGGGGAGGCAGCGCTTCCGCTGGCGGGGGCGCTGGGGCTACTGGCAATACAACGAATGCTGTAGCCGGGTCCGCCAATACTGGCGGTGGTGGTGGTGGTGGCTCTCAAAGCCGACCTGGGGCTGCTGGCGGTTCCGGTATTGTCATCATCCGTTACCAGGTGGTCAGCGGTGGTGGCAGCGGTTCATCCGCGGGGGAGGAAGCTGATAAAGCCTTTGATAACAATATCAACACTAAGTATCGCAACACTGGGGGAGCTAACTCCGGCTTGGAGTTCTCATACGGGACGGCAACACAACTTACATCATTTGTTATTACAACAGCAAATGATTCTACCGATCGAGACCCTGCCTCTTACCAGGTTTATGGATTCCAAGGCGGATCCTGGCAGCTGTTAACTTCCGGTTCCCTGAGCCTGCCTACGGCAAGGCAGGCCGACTCAGCGTCAATCACGCTCCCCGGCAATTTGCCTTCACTGACGCAATACCGAGTGGTATTCCCCACGCTTCGTGTCAGCGGCACAGCATCCATGCAGATTGCTGAGCTCAAGATGACCGGCATCCAGGGAACTGGGGGAGGCGGCGGGAGCACAAATGCCGCCGCTACCGAGGTCGTACTCGGGAGCGATACCCGATTGACTGATGCCAGGACACCTACAGCCCATTCCCATAGTGTTTTCAACAACACGACCTCCGGGTTTGCTCCTGCCTCAGGGGGTGGGACAACCAATTTCCTGCGCGCCGATGGAAGCTGGGCAGCACCTCCAGTCGGCGGGGGTGGAGGTGGCGGAACAGTAACCAGTGTTGGACTGTCCCTGCCGAATATCTTTACGGTCTCGAATAGCCCCGTAACAGGTTCTGGGACTCTGACCGGGGCTCTGAATACTCAGAACGCCAATCTCGTCTTTGCAGGGCCCACTGCCGGTAATGCGGCAACGCCAGGTTTTAGGACACTTGTTGCAGCCGACATCCCAGCCCATTCCCATAGTGTTTTTAACAACACGACCTCCGGGTTTGCTCCTGCCTCAGGGGGTGGGACAACCAATTTCCTGCGCGCCGATGGAAGCTGGGCAGCACCTCCAGTCGGCGGGGGTGGAGGTGGCGGAACAGTAACCAGTGTTGGACTGTCCCTGCCGAATATCTTTACGGTCTCGAATAGCCCCGTAACAGGTTCTGGGACTCTGACCGGGGCTCTGAATACTCAGAACGCCAATGTCGTCTTTGCAGGGCCTGTTACAGGTGGTGCTGCAACGCCAGGTTTTAGAACCCTGGCTACAGCAGATCTGCCCACCGTCTCAGGCCTGGCGTCAGGAACCTATGGCAGTTCGTCTCAGGTGCCCACCTTCACTGTTGACGCGAAGGGGAGGCTGACAGCAGTACAGAATGTAGGCGTGTCGGCTCCGGGCGTCGCGACTGCAAGCAACCTGATCACCAATGGAAACTTTGACATATGGCAGCGACGCACTTCGTCGGGGTCGCTCGCCGTGACAGCTGGTCCTCCAAAGGTCGCAGATAGGTGGGCTTCCGCTGTCCTGTTTGCAGCGTCTAATAACGCCTCGGGCACCTATACCGTTTCAAGACAAGCATGCACTTCAACTGAATTAGCAAGCTTTAGCGCTAGCTACTATCAAAGGATTGCAACAAGTAGCATATCTCCCGGGACAACGAGCTTGAACAGCCTGACTACTGACAGCTTTGGGCTACTTGCACTCCAAAACGTTGAGGACGCGGCGTCTATCCTTGGTCAGACAGTGACCTTATCCTTCTGGGCTAGGGCTTCTGCTGCGACACAAGTGGTTTCTGAATCTCAAATCTTTACCATTGGTGCAGGGCGCTTCTGGACCCCCACGATATGCAAAACCTTCAATCTTACGACATCTTGGCAAAAGTTTACACATACATACACGATGCCAACCTATGCGCAGGTTGTAGCCTCTGCGTACAATCCAAATGCGGTCATTACAACGCAGACCAATCCAGCCTACACCCCTCTTGGTGAAGCCGCTTTACAGCCACTGAGCAATTGGCTGTACCAGGTTGACATAAAATTTGCATGGTCCCTTGGCATGTGGAGGAGGTCTGGGAACGCTTATTCCACTCGCCCATCTGGCTTTGTGGGGACAGAACAAACCCAGGCGCAAATGAATAGCATGAACAACAGTTTGATCACAAACGGGTTCTACGACATTGCACAAGTACAAGTGGTGCCGGGCTCTGGCGACCCTCAGTTCTGGCGAAGACCCGCCCAGCAGGAGCTCGCGCTTTGCCAAAGATACTATTGCGTTGCTCTTGCTAATACTCGTGGATACAATGGTGGGTCGAACTGGTTGGAGACACCCATTGTCTGGCCAGTAACCATGAGAGCAGCGCCAAGTTGCAGCTTTGTTTCAGGTGTTGGCTTTTCTGCCAATATTCAACAAAACCTAATTGAGTCCATCAGTCCCATTGGGGCTAGGCATGCCATCCAGGGAATCAACAGCGTAAGCGACTCCTATGCGCTCGCATTCCAGGTCGCTGCCGATGCTGAGAACAATTTAATTGACTAAAAGCTTTCGACTCAAATGACGTACCAACTCACCAATGGCAGTACCGTTATCAGGCTGGAGGATGGAGCGTTCATCCCTTCGGACTCTCAGAACTTGGATTACATCGCCTTTCAGAAGTGGCTGGACGAGGGCAACACCCCGGATCCGCCGGCTCCTTCCCCGCCTCCTGGTCCTGATTACCAGGCGTTCTGGGATTCCCTGATTGAGAGTTCTGTCTATGCATCTATCCGTGAGCAGTCCTTCACCAGCCTCCCACTGAACACTCTGGCCACTGAGTTCATCGCCCTTCTAGGGGATGCAAAAAACGGTCGCGCCAACGTGCCTGCCATCCAAAGGGGAATAAGCGCAGTCCTATCCGCCGGCTCGTTCACTCCAGATCAGCTGACTGAGTTCCGCTCGGCCCTTAGTGCTGGGCACCTTGACGGTACCTACCCCCTCTGAATCGCTGTGGACCAATCCGACTCAGTCCTCCTTGCTAATCGCACCTATGGCGGCAGTGACAGCACACGGCCGGACTTCAATCGCCAGGCCTACGTCAAGTACAATTCTGTCCACGACTCTAGGGACCTAGGCCCAATCTCGAATGCCAAGCTCGACTTTCGCGGTGTCGTCGGAGCGAAAAGCGGGACGCAGACCCTGTTCTTTTCCTTTGACATAGAGGCCCCCTCTCGAATTGGCCTCAGGCGTATCCGAATCAACAAATACACCGATCAATACGTCATGGTCAGCCTGCGTAACAACGCTGGGCCTATTGCCCTTGGCGATGACGGATTTGCAGGCTCCGAGCTCTATCCGGTGGAAGTCCTCAAGTCTCCCTATTCGGTTGACCTCGGCTACGTCAATGCCGGTTACTGGCAGAGGGGCTACGCCACCTATGACTATGCATTGCGCGATGGCGGCTCTGCAGTTGTCCTAGCCAGCGAGGCAGAGGCTGACGAACCGTTCACATCAAACTACGGGATCCTCCTGCCACCTGGAAAGTATTGGTTCCTTGTCTCGAGCAGCCAGTGGACAGAACTTCCTTACAGGGTTCAGCTTGCCGTAATACCCCTGTCCGAGTCGGAGGCTGTCCTGGAGATGGAGTCTCAGGTCCTGGCCCGGGCAGCCCTATCTGCGGGTTCCGCGGCTATCGAAATGAGCACTGAACTCACGGCACGCGCGGTTCAAACCCTGGAGCCCAGCATCTTGATAGAGGGGGAAACAACGATCACCGCATCACCAACAATTCTTTCCCCTTATGGCTAGTCTCGACCTGTCAGAATAAGTTGACTGCCAGGCCATTCATGCCATCCTCTCAATACCACGCCACCAATAAGCTCAACTGGCTCCGGGGAACTACATTTCCAGCGGCACTGAGCAATGTGTACCTCAGTCATCACACCGCGGATCCCGGCTCCTCCGGGGTCAATAGTGATGTCAGTACGGCTCTGGCTGGGGGGCGGACTACCTTGGCTACTTCGAGCTTGAGTGTGCCAGCGGTTAGCGCGGGAGGGGGTTTCCAGGTCAGCAATACGGCCACGGTTACGGCTTCCAGTTCAGCCGCTTCGGCTCAGACCGTCACGCATCTTGGTATTTGGGATGCACCTACTGGAGGTAATTTCATTACCTACGGCCTACTCTCGCCCGCAGCTGTTGTCGCCACGGGTGACGTGTATCGCTTTGCCACTGGGCAGATTGTTATCAAAGAGTTGTGATGCGATGGACCCACATCCCCTTACGGGATCGGTCCACCTTGCCTGAACGGTAAACATTGCGGGCGTCACTCACGCTCGCACCGGCAACACAGGCTGCGTAAATGCAAGGCTCCGTATAGAAGCCGTCATGGAATTTCACGCCAGACGCGGGATACTTCCAGGCCGGTGCGAAGAACTCCGACCATGGATCCGCCACGTTGATGAGGTATCGATCGCTCTTGTGGTCCCGCATCAGGCCATCAAGCACAATTACATGCCCAGAGCCTGTGAACCAACCATGCGTGATCAGCAGCTCTCCTGCTTTCAGCCACTGGTAAACCTCGTCCAAAGAGGCGTTGCTTGTGTAGGTATAGGCGACATGGTCGTATCCCTTGATAACCCGGGCCATGACTGCCGGATCACCAGCTGTGCCGATACTGGTCAGCCGGCGGCGAATGTCCCTGATATCGGGATCCCGCACTGCCATGGCAATACAAGCCGCCTGACAGGTGAAAGCATCGGGCTGGCTGAGTTTGAGGGCTTTGACCTTGGTCTTCCACTCGTTGACCTCGGCCCTGACCTCATCGGCGGGGCGCTCCTGTGGTGGTTTTTTCCAGACACCTTCTCGAAGTTCGCCGCCATCGGCATAGAGAGCTCGCTGCTCTGGGGTTAGGCGAGCTTCCAAGGCATCCCAGAAGGCCAACTGATGAGGCTCTTCTGATGTATGGATGGCGTATTGGCGCAGGGAAATCATGTCAGTCTTCGTAGGTGCCAGCGAATCGCCGCGTCATGGCCGGAGGGTCGCTCTCTCCCTCTAGTGCCTCGACCGCAAGGTGCTGAGCGGCTTGATCGGAGAAGCCCTTGTCCTTGTACATTCCGTAGTACCGCATGAATTCATCAATGCGGATGTCGGCGTCATCCCCATGCACCATGACCTCTGCGGCCATGTGTTCTGCGGCTGGACGAGGTACATCGTCGCTGACGAAGTGCTTGGCTAGCGCCTCGTAAATTTCCGGGCTGCCAGCAAGGCGCATGGTCTACCGCGAGAGTAGTCCCATGCTAGCCACAGCTGGCATACATCCCGATTGCCTTGTATTACCCCTAGGCCGAATGATTGCCTTGTATTACCCCTAGGCCGAAGAGAGAAGATTTGCCAGCTTGTACATCGCAGGCACGTATCCCTCTTGGCCGTATTTCGACGCTGCGTTCAGCCGCCCATCCAGGCAGCATTTCTGCGCCGCCTGGGTGTTCAGTGTTGCATTGGCAGCGGTTCGGAGTTGGTGCTCCTGGGTGTTGCTGGCAACCTGCAAGGCGCGGGCGCCATCGGTGACAGTGTTGATGCCTGCAGTGTCGGCCGTGGCAATGAGCAAGCGCGCCCGATTGTTGACCTGCTGATTCCTGTTCTGGATCTGGTCAAAAGCACCAATAGCTTGGCCCTGTGGGCCAGTATTGGGAGGGCGCATGGCTCCAGCGGGGAAGTTGGCCATCTCAGCCCTCGCTCACGAGCCACTTAGAGGTCAGCAGTTCAGGAGCCTGGCTCTGGACTTGATCCAGCAACATCCAGAGCTGGTCGGGCCTGGTGGTGGCTACCTGGTTGAACTGAGCCCAGAAGTCCTCTGGATTGACGCCACCGCCACGGCCAGATGGCGCGGGCATGGGCATCTCGGGCCTCTGATAGGGGCGCTGGTTGGCTTCTACCTCAGCACGCAGGCGGTCCTGAGGGAGCTCCACGGGAGCAGGGCCCTCGGGTCCGAAGAAGTCGTTGACGTAATCAGCCAGCAGGTCGGGATCAGTGGTCAGATAGTTGTAGGCGTTGTTGTCTTCAATGGCAGCATTAAGGATCACCTCCATTTGGCTCATGTTCTGCGCCAGTTGCTGCAATTGCTGCATCGTGGTGCCGGTTTGCTCAGCCTGGGCCAGCAGGGCATCCTCTACGGTGCAGGCGTAACGGTTGAGAAGAGCCGGGGCCTCAGCGCCGAAGTGCTGAAGAACCTCAAGACTTTCGTTGCTTACGCCGCTTAGGTACCCGTCCTCGACCTCTTGCGGGGTCTGGGTCGGGGCGTACTGCGCTGGCACGTTCTGCAGCGCGCTCGGATAGCTCGGCGAATAGACCGGCGTTACTTGGGGCAGCGAAATCGGGATCCCCGTACTGAACGCCGCTGGGTAGCTGGTTGTAGGCGAAGGGTAGTAAGCCGGGGAGGGAGCCGCCTGTGGCGCTTGTTGCCAATACGGTGCCTGGGGCTGGGATTGGGGCATCCCGTTCAGCCCGCCGCTCAGGCGCTGATAGGCCGCCTGCCACGGATCCACCATTTGCGGTGCTGGACCGGGTGCTGTCTGGTAGGAAGAAGGGGCCGCTGCTGCCTGGTAGCTCTGCGGGGAGACCGGCGCCTGCGCGTGCTCTACCGATGGCATCGAGTTCGCTGGGGCCTGAGGCACCTGCGGCATCGTTGAATTGTCCTGCATAGGTCAGTTCTCGCTTGAGGAAATCGAAAGCCCGATAAACGAATGGAACCAGGTCGAGCCTGGGGTCTGCCAGGAGTGGAAGATCGGGCTGCTGCGGATGAGGAATCTGCTGCATGTCCCCGATGAGCGAGAGGAATGTTCCAATGCTCTGTTGCGTGGCCTGGGCCATCCTGAATGGATACCCTGACAGCATAGCGCTGCGTTCCTCATCTGTTTTTGAAGGGAATAAATGCTTCAGTGCTTCCACCGAGTCCACCCCAAGTTCTTGAAGGTTCCGCACCACGATCGATGCGTTGAGAACGTCTTCAGGGCTCTCTTCAAAGACCGGCCCCCTCCAGCGCCACTCCACTCGCCGATCCCCGTCAGGAATCAGCCCGACAACTCCAACTGGGAGATCCTGGTTCTCCAGTGCCTCCGAGAGGTTGGCCTCTATCTCCTGCTCCCAGGCGGCGTATTCCTCTCTGTAGATACGCTCCGCCTCCTCATACTCCGCAGTAGCGCCATCGGCTTCAAACTGCTCAAAGATTGGCGCACTTGGCGGCGCAATCCCTAATGCAGCAGAGAAGGAGTCGCGGAAAATCTTCTCCTCGTGATGGATCATCAGGCCTAGCAGTTTGCACAATCCGTAGGTCAGCAACCCGCGACACTTCCTGAGGGCCGTTGTTGCCGCACGGCCGAAGAGGCTCTTGATCTCGTAGGCGGTCGCGCCGGAGGAAATACCGAGTTCATCAACGCCGCCTAGGGCTGTGCGGATTTCCTCCCGATACTGCCTGGCATACATGTTCTGATCGCCGCTGACCGCGTTGGGCGTGATGTATTGCACCCGGTCGGTGGCCTCGAGATTGGCAATCAGGCGAGGCACTCTCATGTTGGATCCCAGGGATGGGGCTCCTGTTAAATCAAAGCGGCCTCCGCCTGAATTGGACCAGTTAGAGCGAGGAGCGGTCGACTCGAAACCGGCCCTGCTGGCAATGGTTGGCCGGCGAGACTGCTCGTCCCCGGACTCCATCATCTCGTGCTTGGCCCGACTGGAAACAAGTGTGGGGTTGCCGTAGAAGCGAATGTTTTCGCGGATATTACGAACCAAGGAGTCATGCACCATGATGTGCCCTTCCAGGCCATCAAAGTCTCCGGTGGCATCCATACCGGAAGAGCGCATGTTGTTGAACGCCTCGACCGCAGGAATGAAGCCCAGGGAGTTCCGTGTCGTCCGAGTCGACTTCCCAATCACCGACGAAGAGGCAGCAGCGGAGACGCGGGAGGGGGAGAAACGGCTTCCGATGGGGTCCTCAAAGGACGGCCTCTCGTTACTGATTTCCTCAATGATCTCGTCTTTTCGAACGACTAGCCGGACCCATTTCGTCGTGAAGCCGCCAGTAGTTGAAACATTGAGCTTGTTTGCCTGGCTGCGCTCTTTGTAGGAGTAGATCAGGTCGATCTCATCGATCTGCTCATCCGCGTCGTAGTAGGACCTGTAGTTGTTACGGGTGAACCACATGATGCGGTAGGTGTCCTTGACCGGGCGAAAGAACCAAAGCCCTAGCCCGTCAAGCACGAAGTCATCTCCAATCCCCTCGAGCCTGGCGTCGATCTCGTTTTCTTCGATGATCCTCTCCAGGAATGACTTCCGGAATCCGTAGGAATCCTGCCGAGGGTAGAACTCAACCCCCTGGCGCATCATGAAAAGCCGCATCTGAGCAAGATGCCCAGTGATGACGGTGGTGTCGCCGCTTCCGCCCTTGCGACTGCGCGCAGCTTCCAGGAGTTGCTGGAATGGGGAGGACCGGGAATCGTTGTATTCGCTCATTGGTCTATCCTAAGTTCGCCAGAGAAGGGGCTAATACTCGAGCTCTGCTGGACCGCGTCTGAACAGCTGGTCCAACAGGATCTGAACTCCGTCGGCACAGTCGTCATGGGCTGTGTGCCCAAGGTTCAGCACCTCTTCCAGCACGACAGACCAGTCCCTGTACTTGTTGAATATCACGCGATGGGTCTGGAATAGGCCCATAATGCCGCGGAACCGGGATAGCTTGTCACCACGAATCCCGGTGACTGGAGACACCCTCAGATTAGTGAGGCCCCAGTCTTGGTGGGCAATCCTCTGGAAATCACCCTGGAACGATTTTTGATAGGCCACCGATTCAGGCCAGATCATCACATCAGAGCGAGTGGGCCGGTACTTGCTGCCATCGCGGATCAGCAAATTCCAGTCAGACAAGAGTTCGCACAGGGCTTCTACCTTCTCAATGTTCCCCATGGAGCGCACTCGCCTGTAATCAATCAAGTAGCCCTTCTCCCCATCCCTGCCGCCGAGCATGAACACGGTCCAGTCATTGCGCTCTTTCAGGCCAGAGGAGAGGTCCATCCCGACGCCGATCATGTCGAACGTGTCGGGAATGGATCCCTTGATAAACAACTCAGGTGAAATCCCCAGCTCTGCGGATCGCACCGCCTGGTTCATGTACTGATACGCAAAGGAGACTCCGTCCTTGCGCTGCAGGCCTAGCAGATATTCGAGCCCCCACATTTGCGGCCAGTAGGAGCGCACATCTCCGTCGTTGTTGTATTCAAGGGCGGCCTGGATCGTGACAGCCCACCCATTGCGCTCGATGAACGTAGTGGCGAACATGTCGTCAAAATGGAACCGGGTGCCCAGGGCGATGGCGCGGGCGCCCTCGAACATGGTTGGAACAATGACGCTGTTCCAGTTGGCTTCCATTTCCCTGCGGATTTCTGGATTCGCAATGGACTGCTTGGATTTGATCAAGTCATCGAGAATCACAAGACTGCTTCTCTTGGAAGCAATGGTTCCACGCAGGCCCGCGCAGGCGACGGTAAAGGCGTCTTCTCCTCTGACATCAATTCCTGCAAAATCAAAATCAATCGACCACAACTCGTCTGCTGTTCTCGCCTTGGAGAGGCGAACCATCGGGAAAACTTCCTGATAGTCCGATGACTGAATTAAGGTCTTGATGGCCAGGCTCTTCCCCCTGGCTACGTCGATGTTGTAGGACACATAAAGAATCCGCAACAGCTTCCTTTGCAGGGCATGCCGCCCGATCAGCCAGGCGCATAGCAATCCCACGAAGGTGCTCTTTGCAGACCCCCTGGGACTCAGTAGGCATTCGTTGGGCCCGGCAACATCAAGGAGGTGGTCGCTGCTTTTGCCGGTGATGAACTTCTCGTGCCACAGCATCATGTGCGGCGCTGGCGGCTTCCCCATTCGGGTGCAAAAGGCCGCGAAATTGTCACGGGCCAGTTGAATGTCTTCTGGAACCGCCGCATCAGCGGATGTTCTCTTTGGGAGCCTTTTAGCAGCAGCAAGCGTGGAGCGCCTGCGTGCCTGGGCTATCGAAGTGCCAGCCATAACTGGCAATTTAACAACTCAGCGCTCCTCTCTCAGCTGGGCGAGGAAGGTCTCGAACGATTCCTCCAAGACGCTCTGCATTTCGGGGTCGTCAGGAAAGGAATCCTGCACAGTTTTCAGGAGTCGATCAGCTCCAGCCAGTAGGAGCCCCCGTCGATCGTGGCCACGCTCCATCCGCTCGATCTCCACCAGGTGCCCTCGCAACTCCTTTGTCAGGGCAGCGATGAGCCTCGGGTCCGGATTTTCGCAGGCTCGAAGCGCTGCGATATCCTGCTGGAGCCGCACGGCCTCTGCGGTGAGCGCCAGTTTTCGATTCAGCCTGGGATAACGTTCTTTCTGCCAGGACTCCAGCTCGAGGAAACACGACTCATATCCCATGGCACTGGCGTACATCCAGAGCTGGTATACGGAATCGCGATTGTCGGCCTCTGTTAGGAATCTTTCCCGTTGCTCGTTATTTAGCGAGGAGAGAAAAGCCGATACCCCAGGATGGGAATCAGCCAAAGTATCTGGCGGCGGCCTTGCCGCGGGAGAACGGAGAGTAACGGCTAATGGCACCCCTCGCGTCGGCCCTTAGGCGCAAGGTCTCATCGGTTCCCTGGGTGAGGGTCTTGCGCTCTTGCTCTCCAGCCATGCCGATTCGGCGCTCCTCGCTGGTGTTGCGGTCGCGGCCTATGCGCTCTTGAGAATCGGCGCTGTACCGGCCAAGGCGCTCCCGGCTGTCATCGCTGTACTTGGTGAGGCGCTCCTGAGAGTCGGACGTGTAACGTGTCCGCTCGGATTCCTGCTCTTGCCCAAAGCGGGATGCCCGCTCCTGGCTATCAGAGGAATACCGGGTTCCCTCGAGGGCCCGATCAGCCCCATACATCTGGCCGCGGACCTGGGTCTGGGTGCCTTTGAGGGCTTGATCGGCACCATACTTGCTAGTCCTCTCTTGAGAATCAGCTGTATAGCGAGTCCGCTCAGATTCTTGTTGCTGACCGAAACGAGAGGATCGCTCCTGGCTATCAGAGGAATACCGGGTTCCCTCGAGAGCCCGATCAGCCCCATACATCTGGCCGCGGACCTGGGTCTGGGTGCCTTTGAGGGCTTGATCGGCACCATACTTGCTAGTCCTCTCTTGAGAATCAGCTGTGTAGCGAGTCCGCTCAGATTCTTGTTGCTGACCAAAACGGGATGCCCTCTCCTGGCTATCAGAGGAATACCGGGTGGCGTCAAGAGAGCGGTCAGCGCCATACATTTGGCCGCGAACCTGAGCCTGGGTCCCCCTTAGGGTTTGATCAGCACCATACTTACTGGTCCTCTCTTGAGAATCGGCCGTGTACTTGGTCCGGCCACTCTCTGCGTCCTGGCTGTAGCGGCTAATGGCCCGCTGGGTGTCAGCCGTGTATCTCGTCCTGCCGCTTTCCGCGTCCTGTCCATAGCGAGAGGATCGCTCTTGGCTATCAGAGGAATACCGGGTGGCATCAAGGGAGCGATCAGCGCCGTACATCTGACCGCGAACCTGAGCTCTGGTGCCTCTTAGGGTCTGATCAGCGCCGTACTTGCTGGTTCTCTCCTGGGAGTCCGCGGTGTAACGTGTGCGTCCGGTCTCCTCTTTTTGACCAAGGGCGAATCGCTCGCTCTCCCGGTCCTGGGAGTACCGGTTGATGTCCCGCTGGGTGTCAGCTGTGTACCTGGTGCGCCCCGTTTCGGCATCTTGTGAGTACCGAACACGGCCAGTCTCCTCCCGCTGACCAAGGCCAAATCGGTCAGTTTCGGCGTCCTGTGCATAGCGAAGGCGTCCAGTCTCTTCCCGCTGGCCAAGGGTGAACCTGCCAGTTTCTTGATCCTGGGCGTAGCGAGAGCGGGCGCTCTCCGCATCCTGTGAGTATCTGACCCGCCCGGTCTCTTCTCGCTGACCAAGGCCGAACCTGTCGGTTTCGGCATCTTGCGCGTAACGGAGGCGACCAGTCTCCTCTCTTTGGCCAAGAGTGAACCTTCCGGTCTCTTGATCCTGGCTGTATCGAGAGCGGGCGGTTTCTGCGTCTTGCGAATACCTGACTCGCCCGGTCTCCTGTCTTTGACCAAACCTGAATCTGCCAGTCTCTTGCTCTTGGGCAAATCGGGAACGACCCGTCTCTGCGTCCTGGGAATATCTGACTCGGCCAGTTTCCTCTCTTTGGCCAAGACCAAACCTGTCGGTCTCGGCATCCTGGGCATACCGAAGGCGACCAGTCTCTTGTTCTTGAGTGAATCGAGAGCGCCCCGTCTCGGCATCCTGGGAATACCTGACGCGTCCAGTTTCTTCTCTTTGGCCAAGACCAAACCTGTCAGTCTCGGCGTCCTGGGCGTAACGAAGGCGGCCGGTCTCTTCTCTTTGACCAAGATTAAATCGACCTGTCTCCGCGTCCTGAGAGTATCTGACACGTCCAGTTTCTTCTCTTTGACCAAGACCAAACCTGTCAGTCTCGGCGTCCTGGGCGTAACGAAGACGTCCAGTCTCTTCTCTTTGGCCGAGATTAAATCGACCTGTCTCCGCGTCCTGAGAGTATCTGACACGTCCAGTTTCTTCTCTTTGGCCAAGACCAAACCTGTCAGTCTCGGCGTCTTGAGCGTAACGAAGACGTCCAGTCTCTTCTCTTTGGCCGAGATTGAATCGACCCGTTTCTGCGTCTTGTGCGTAGCGAACGCGGCCGGTCTCTTCTCGCTGGCCAAGGGTGAATCTGCCTGTCTCCTGCTCTTGGCCGAAGCGGAAGCGGCCAGTCTCCTGGTCTTGCCCGTAACGTGATCGTCCTGTTTCTGCGTCCTGGGAATAACGATTGATTGCTGTCTGAGCATCAGTCGTATAACGGCTCCTGCCGCTTTCTGCGTCTTGGGCGTACTTTGTCCCCTCTAGTTGTCTGTCGTAGGCGTACTTCTGTCCGCCGACCCTGATGCCCTCAAGGTCCCGATCAATGACTCCTCTTTCATTCTGCAGGCGGCTTTGAATGTCTCCCTGCCCCTGCTGTAGGTAACTTTCGCTGTCCGTGTCGGCCTGTCTCAGTTGAAGCTGAATATCTCTGTCGACCCCGGACTGCCTGGTGTAACTGTCATCGGCGATGGACTGGGACTGCCGGGCATAGTCCAACGCCTTTGGCGCCATGGCATCGGTGTACCTGATGTTTAAGCCAAGCTGCTCTTCACCGATGCGCTTCCCCATTTGGAAGTCTTCTTCTGCCGCCTCTTTATAGGCCCTCGCCCGATCAGCAGCGGACTTCTGGTTGTCCTTACTAGAGGACTTGCTTTTGCTAGAGGACTTGCTCTTGCTAGAGGAGTTGCTCTTGTTGTTCGACTTTTTAGGAGCCATTGTTTACGCCCCGAACATCCCCAGAACCGTCCCCAGCAGTGCTGGTGCGTTTGCCGCTAGCACTGTTCCGAGCTTGGGTCTCATTCTTTCCTGCATTTCCATCATTCGTTGGTAGTTTCTTTCCCTTTCCCGCTCTTCAGCGTTGATCGCGTACTGAAGGCCGTTTGTGAGAAGATTAGACTGCTGTGCCAGGACCCCATCGTTGACCATGGGGAACACAGCCTGAAAAGCGGTCGTAGCACCCTTCCTCTGCGTGGCGTCATAACTTTCGCCTGCTTGCCCCGCGGTCACTATGGTCCTTCTGTCCTGCTCTCCCTTGCCTTCGCCTATCTGTATGGTCGATGCCGTCTTGACAGGAATGATCCTTTCCAGCAGGTCGGTTTCACTAGCCTGCTTTGCGATACCACGCGTTAGATCGTTATCCTTGCCTTGCTCCCCACGGTTGAACGCATTGTTTGCGTTCTGCTCCTCAATTGCGGTGAGCCCTCTCAGTTGCCCAAGGAAATCCTGCTGGGCCAGGGCTCGCCGCGTTCGACCTTCGGCCTCCTTCTCCAGCCGCAGTCTCCTTTGATCGTTTCGCGCCGCTGTCGACTGGTTGGGGTCAATAGCTTTGCCGACCCCGTAGAGAAAGTTCCCAACCATGGCCTAATCTCCTCGGATGCCAGACTTGTCAGTCATGCTAGCCCGGCCGGAAATAGGAGAGTCGAGGTGCGGTCCATAGATCCTTGTTTGAGTTGATTAGATCCGCCTGAAATGCAAGGGGCACAGCTGCTCCCAAGTTGTTGACATTGGCAGCTATCTCGCTTGCGTCCTGAAGTGCTTTGATCCCCACGTCAGTCATGGATGGTCGTTGTTCTATGGACTTCTGATAAGCATTCATCAGGGATTTGCCCCCCTCGGTAGGGAAGCCAGCTACAGCATTAGCGATATTGGCTAACGCACCTGTATTGGCAAGAGCAAAGAGGCGATCACTGAATTTGGGCTTGGCCGACTTCGCGCTGCCGGGTGCAAGTTCTCGCAAGCTTTGCTCGTGCTTCCATCTATCGGACTCCAGTTCCGTATCAAGACGCAGCTGGCTCGCTCTGAGCTCGGCGTCCAGCTCATCTCTGCTCCGCTGGGCAGCGGCGAACCCACCAGCGCCGGGGATAATCTGCGGGGCCGGCAGTCCCCTTGTTAGGTCTGCGAATGTGCTTTGCGGCAGGATGTATGCCATTAGGCGAATCCCCCAAGAGCATATTGAGCGAGAGCGGTGGAGAACCCGTTGTCCTGCACGGGTGGCCGATTGGCTACCCCGTAAAGAGCATAACGATAGGCATCGAGTCCGCGGGCTCTCTCGTCAAGCAGCATTTGATCTGCGTACCCGCGTAACGCCAAATCTTGCTGACTGCGCATCAAGGGAAGCGAAGCCTCCTGGGCTTCTCTTTGGAGTCGCGCCTGAGACTCGAACAGCCGCTCATTCGTCCTGATCTGCTGCGAGAGGGCGTCCCCCTTTGTAAGCCCCATCACCCCTTGACCGACGTTGGCCCCTACCCCTGCAAGAGCCAATCCGCCAAGGGCCCCACCAATGGTTCCGCCCACTCGACCACCACGTCTCAGTCCAGCAGCGTCTGGGTTTAATGCCTCGCCAGTGCGGTAAGCAAGGGATCGCCCGCCCCTCCTGCCCAGGTACGAGCCAAGGAGCGCCCCGGGAATTCCAACACCAAGGCTGCCCACTGCGGCACCTATGTTGTCAGACGTATCACGCGTGGGATCGGGGTTATTCAGCTGGCTTGCTGCTTGGAAGATGAGTGGCCCGTAGGTCGCAGCAGCCATCAGCCCCTGGCGGGTCATGAGTCCCGACAATCCAGACAGGAATGAGCCACCTGCGGCTAGAGCGGGCAGCGGCATTGTTCAGGGCTCCTCATTGTGTTGATTCTAGTGAGCATCGATAGGTGACCTGTTAGGAGAAAGCATTGATACCGGCACTGATGAGAGGCCCGACGCCTGGGATAAAGCTTGCAGCAGAGCTGACAAGGCCGAGGACTCCTCTTCTCCTTTGTTGTCCTTGAGCCCTCTTTTGTGCTTCCTCCTGGGCCTCCTTCGCGATCTTGGAGGTACTGTCTTGCAGTTTGAAGCCTCTTTCCTGAGCCTCGAGCGCAAAGTCGTGTTCGTCATCCTCGTAGGCTTTTTGCCAGTCCTCAAGTGAGTCCTGCGCGAAGCTGTCCTTGGCGCCGCTGTATTTGAACTGGGAGCTGCCAAACTTATTGTCAAATGGATTGAAGCTGCTGGAGATATTGCTTTTGTAGGCGGGGTCCTTGTCGAAGGAAGGCCAGGCGCTGGAGCGTGCTTTCCTAGCGGCGCGTGCTCGATCAAATGCGAGTTTTTGAGACTGCATTCGATCGTCTCTACCGGCGGAGTAGTAACTCATGGGTTAAAGGCTTTCGAGAGGTCAAAGCCCCAAGAGCTAGAAGGCCTGTTTAGAAAATCAGAGGTTACATCCCTTGCTGCCTGTGGAACCTCATTCCGCCTCGACATATTGAAGGTCGTCTCTACGGGCCGAGTGTTGTCAGTTTTTGGCCGGAACAATCCCTGCTCCTTTGCAATTCCTAAAGCAGTTGAAGCAGCGTTGGCCGCAGACGATACCCAATCCTTCGGCTGGAATGGCACCTTGTATTCCTTAGCCATTTTCTCTCCTTGTTTGTATTCATTTTCAAGTAGTTCGCGCTTCTTCTCTCGGGCACGCTCCAGTGCAAGCTTTTGTCTTTCCATCTGGTCTTCCCTACCCGCAAAGGCGCGATATCCGCCGCCCTCGAAGGCGTTGCTGAACGGACTCGCTCCTGGGTTAAACGGATCGAACATGGGAAAAGGTGCCCGGTTTCAATTCTAGTACGCTTCCACGGGTGTTAATTCTTCTGACTGCTTCTGGCGATTTTCCTCCGCATTGGCCGCCCTGCGCATCTGCTCCATCAGGGAGGCCCCGGCAGCCGTGATGCTGAGCCCGGCTGCTGAGCCGCCAACGCCTCCGAGGAAGAGCGCATCTTCTATTTGGTTCTGAGCCTGTCTCTTCCGTTGTGAGGTTTCGGAGATCAACCTGTTGAGGTCTCTGCTTTTTTGCTCGGCCCTCTCGCGCTCCTGGTTAATAGAGGCGGCCCACCCGGATAGACGTGAATCCTCGGAGGTGGGAGACATGCGATCCAGTCTCTCGATCTCGCGATCCACTTCCAGTGCTTGCTTGCGGAGTTGGCCGATTTTATCGTCCATCCTTTGTTGGGCCTGGAATTTATTGACCCTCCCGCTGGATGCCAGTCGCTTGCCGGCCATCCTCACTCCAAGGGCCCCTCCGGCAACGCCAGCCGCGACGGGGAGAATCCCGGTCAACAGTGGAATCGGCTTGCCCAACAGGTTGACTTCCGCTCCGTGAATCCCGTCCATGTTGACCTTCACGGGCATGGGGTTTCCATGAAGGTAGGCCTTGTAGGACTCGTACTCGTCCCTGGAGACGTCTGGTCGTTCCTGGATGAAATCCTTGTACGGCAGCAGGCTTCCTGTCATGCCAAGCGAGCGCAGTCCGGTCTCCATGAGCGGATTGGAGGACTCAGTTCGATCCTCCTCGTCGGGGAGTACCGCCGAATATCCAGGCTGCCGGAAGAGGTTCCCGACTGCGGCGCTAGCCCCTAGGACAAGGGGGAAAGTCGCAGAGACTGCGTAGTGCTGGCGAGTGAATGGAGTCTTCGGCGCGCCTGGTATTCCCCTGAGGGAATGATGCATAGCCTGCTGCCCTGCGGCAGATGAGGCTGCCTGGAAGGCGTTGATGAACCACCACAGGGATTGCGCGCCTTGGCTGGTGGCGTCCGCCGCAAGTATTCCTGCTCCTTGGGCTGCTCGTCGTGCCGCCTCTGCAGCAATCCCGTCTTTCTCTGGAATCGAGTCGGGGTATTGGCCCAGCCTTATTGTTTGATCACGGAAAACCGGATCCTCGAGGCGTTCACGGTCGAACTCCTCCATTTGCTTTTTGCTGTACCCGCCGGGGAGGCCTGCCATGGCCTGGCGGATTGCATGTAGAGACTGGGGCCTTTGGGCGAGCACCTCGAAGGGGCTTAATTCACGGTTTTCCCCGTTGATCCGAGTGGAGGCCCGGTAGGCGTGAGCGGCGATATCTCTTAGCCCCAGCCCCGTTCGCGGGATCTTCGGGAACTCCATCAGCCAAGTCCCCCGAGGCCAGGGAAGCCCTCGAAGCCATACGAGGACAGCGCTGCTCCGGCCCCGCCATAGCCAGCTAGTGCTTGGGTCCGGCGCTGCCGCTCTTGTTCCGCTTCTGCCAGGATCTGTTCGCGATAGGCGCGCTTGTCGTTCTCCTGCATGGCCATGGCGGCCTGGTTGTAGCGCTCGATGGCGCTATTGGTGAAGGGGTTTTGGATAACACCAGACCCCCAGAGTGCTGTTTCGGCCCCCATGCCGGCCACGCCCTGGATGCCCATTTCCCAGCCTGGAGATAGCGGGCGCTTGCTGACACGGCCAATCCCTCTACTCAAGCCCGCGCCGAGCAGTCGTCCCCCCATCCCGACGGGAATCGAGGTGGCCGCGTCAAATGCTACGGCACCGGCTCTTTCCCCGAATGACGCGCCTTCGTATCCTGAGGCCCTGTCCTGTCCGGGCAGGGAGAAGCCAGTCATTCCGGCAAAAAGGAGGTTGCTGCCCAGGTCCATGGCGATATCTGGCGCCGCAGCGGAGAGGGACTCCATAGAGCGAATGCGCGGACCAGCGGCCAACCCCGGGTAGAGGGCCTTAAGTGCCTTCGAGGCGAACGGAGCGGCAGCTGCAAATCGAAGGGGGAGCATGGCGTGTTAGGCGGAAGGGCCTGGTTGGGGTGGATTCATGAAGTTCTGGAAATTTGCTAGGCCTCCCATGACGTCCTCGAAATACCTCCTGTTTTTCGGATCCTTTGCAGCTTCACCGAACTCCCCAAACCCGCCAACCTGATCAAAGGTGCGAGACTGTTGCTTCTGCGGCAATCCGGCGGTGTGTGTAATGGCGCCCGTATCTCCGAAGCTGCCGGTATCGTCTTGCTCTGTCCGCTTGCGAGCCGCATTCGCAAGCGCGTAGTTAAGGGTCCGCTGACGAGCCTCACCCTTCGACCCTGGTCCTGTGAGCTGAAACGCCAATGCAGATACTCGCCTTTGGGTAGTCTAGGAGGAATCAATTTGGCTAAAAAACCCTGTTCCTGCTTCTGAGTTGAGCGAGCAGCCCGAACCTGGCCAGCTGTTGCTGTGTAGCCGGCAATTCATCTCTGCCTAGTGGTCGAAGAACGGGCTCCACCTGCTCCCTCCCTAGGGCTGAGGTGGAGGGGTTTGAGGTGGGGGGATTTGTGCGCGAAGCGGGGAAGAGTTCTCCCTGTTCAACAGATATATCTCTAACCCCTCCGCGGGGCATACTTGCGGCCCGGCGCGCCATATAGTCTGCTACTTCGTCGATGTAGCTTGGAACGTACTGGCCGCCAAGGTCGCTCACCGGTAGGGACACCTGGCCCGACTGGCGCAGCACTCTCCGAGTAGATGCATCGGGTTGAGCAACCTCTTCAGGATTGAAGCCATACTTGGTGGCAAGCGTCTTGATCATCTCTTCGTATTCCGGTCCAATCCGGGGGACTGTCGGGCCCGCCTGCGGGGCTGCGGGGGCGTTTTCGAAGCTCTGGGGCCTCCAAGTCTTCCAGAACTCGTTTGGCGGCAACTGCTGCAGTTCACCGCGGGAGGGAATTGGGCGGCTGGAGCGCTCTTGAGTGGTGGCCAAGGGGATCCGTCCGTCCAGGGCGCCAGCAAGGACCGCTCTGGCGCTGGCTTCGTAGTTTCTGCGCGCAAATGCATTGGTGTCGGGAGCGAACATCGTGGAACCGCTTTCTGCTGGCACTAGCCCACTTCGCGCCGCTTGGTTAGCTTTCTTCTTCGCGAGTCGCAGGGCATTCTCCAGTTCTGGTCCCCCGGGAACTACTCTTTGCGCGGCGGACGACGCGGGTGCAATGGCCCTGTCCGAGATCGGTACGCCTGCAAGAGATTTCAAGTTGTCCACGAGGGACAGGAGGGGGTTGCTGTCCCCGGCGGCCTCCATTCCAGATGCGGAAAGCAGTTGATTTTGATACCGCGAAATCAATGGGTCCCGACCTGCAGAGTTGACCAATAGTGACCAGTCTTTCCCAATTGGTCTTTCTATGACCATGGGATCAAAGCGATCTCTAACTTCACTGACCGCCCTGGTCTGGGGATCGTAGGCGGTGCCGTGGATCTGGAAGCGTGCGCGCTCATTTGGGAAGGCCTCTGCCGCGAGAAGTCCAACGAGAGTGTCCAGTTCTCCGTATAGCTCTGGCCTGTACCTACCGGGGCTGCCAATGCGAGCGTCGACAAAGTTCTGTCCCGAATTGTCGGCGCGTAAGGTCAGTCGCTGAGCGGGTGAAAGCCCCTCTTCTTCGGGGGATGGAATACCCAATGGATACACATCTACGAGCGATGCCGGTCCTGGGCGGCTTGGTCGTCGTCCACTCGGCGTGTCGAATTCCCGGCCGGACTCTACCAGTGGTTGTTCGCCAATGAATCCATCGCGCCTCAGTAGTGCCAACCTTTTGTTCACCAGGGGTGTCCGCACTTCGACCTGGCCGTCGCCCACTAGCTGGTCTATCATCACAGGTGTAATCGGAGCGAGATTGCGCCTGGCGATCCGGGTGACGGCCTCTGCAACTGTCATTGGGCGCTTACTGCTGGTTGCGCTAACAGTTCCGGCGGCGGGGTCGTAAATCGGGTCAAAGCCACCCCCTCCCGTGGCGGGGTCTGGTACCGGAACGTTGGTTGCTCGTCCTGCGTAGCCACCGGTGACTACTTTGTCGAGCTCTTCCATCGTGTAAAAGTCGTCACCGAGTTCAGCTGATAATGCCTCTGCTATGCGGGGTGGAAGCTGTGCAAGTGGGTTGACATCTAAAATGCGCGCATCTCCGAGGCCCGGAACGAACTTTTCCGAACGGTTTAGATAGACGCTTGGAGCGCGAAACTGTCCAATCTGATCAAACCGCTCTTGCGATCGAGGGGCAATAAGTAACGGAATTGCCGCGCTGGCGGGATCGGGCTCGAAATTCCTGCCAAGAACGCCACCGGGCGTGAACCATGCGTAGCGCTCGTCTGGATCAGCACTGCGATTCGAGGGATTTTGCAAGGTGGTTGTCCCGGGATAGACGTCCCTGGGGTTCTCCCTGAGCCCTATGTTTGGTTCTTTCGCCAAAGAGTTCCGCCGTCCGCCGCTAGTTTTTGACGCGCCTGATCCCTCGAAAGCGTCTCGTGTTTCGGCTTGTGTCATCGCCCTGGCCCCGTAGGGGAGTCTTGCTGCCGAGGGAGAATCCGGCATTAGAGCGGCAAGTTCGTCCGCTGAGAGCGCTCCAGCGTCAATTGGGCGCTCTACGGGGTCTGCAATTCCTCGGTCGACAATGGAACCAGTTTCTAGGCTTCTTTCGTAGCCGGCTTCGTCCAGGAAAGTCTCGTTTCGCTGGGAGTAAAGTCGCTGGTTGGCCGCTCGCAGGGCTCGATTCAGCGGATCTTCGCGGATTTCCCCGGATTGGGCAATCAATTCACCGAGGGGTGCGCCCGCGACGTCAGCCGCGGAGGGGATAACGCCTTCCTGTTCGAGGATGTTCGCAAATTTCTGGCTCCGCGAGCCCAATGCCCGCCGGATTGCCTTCGAGCCCTGGCTTTCTTGATCGATTAACCACTCAGCAGTGCGCTCGGGCAGCCCAATCTCCTGTGCCAGCGCAGCAATTCGCTGTTCGCGTATGAATCCCCCCAAGAGATCCAGCGCGGCACCCGGCTGAGGGGGTACGCCCCCGAAAACCGCGCCGCTAATTGGTGTTGGCACCCGGGACCTGCGCTGTCCAACAGCATCCCAGCGATTCGCGAAGCGACCTGGAGAGCCAAAAAACCCTGATTGCACCACGAATCGAGCGCGTCTTGCTGTCAGACCAGTCTATCGGGGTTGATTTTGTTGTCTTACGGGGACACGGGGCGCCTGATTTTCCCTGAATCAGCCCTTGCGTGACTCGTCTTCGGCCATTTTCTCGTCAATCTCTTTACGAGCGCCATTCATTTCTTTCTCGCTGCAGGGTCCGTGGCCGCATAACCCGCGTTCCTCCATGAAATAGCCATTCCCTTGCAGTATCCAGCGCATGCGTGCGGCATCGGCGGCCTCGCTGGTGTCTGGTGGGCGGCGGACTGCGCGGAGCTCCTCAGCAAGCCTTTGTTGTCCCTTTTCCACCAGGTACTTTGCGCACTCTTCCAGTTCCTCGTCGCGAGCTCGTTGCAGCGCGGCCTTTGCGGTCATCGGGGTTGCTTCGGTGGGGGCTGCCATCTCGGCCTGTGAAACGGGGAACAGGCGTGAATCGTCATGCCCAGGGACCCGCCCTGCAAAAGCGGACAGGCCGCTAGCCGGATTACAAGACGCCGCAGCAGCCCCTCCTCCTGCGCTTCCTCCTGTGGGGAGACGCCAGCCCTGTCGTCCGGATTCCACAGCCCAGAAGTGATCCGGCGAATTAGGGGGATTCGTTGGGTGCTGGGGTTTTGGATCGGTCATTGGGGTTGCTCCGATGGTTGGTTGCGCTTGCATGCTGTGTCGCGCACTGCGAATCATAACGCCTTTCACCCCATGAATCAAGCAACAGAAGCAAGCTCCCCTATGGAATTCTGAAAATTTTTTGCGGCGCGCTCCATACATCAAAAACCCCCCACGCAAAATGGGAACCTGGGAGGAAAAAAAAGATTAGGCATGTAGCGCCCCTGTCAGCAGCAGCAGCAAGCGCCGCGAGCGGAGCAGCGAGGGGGGATACGTGCCTTGCCGCAACGCGTAGCAGCAGGTCGCGTAGCTAATGCATAGCAGCAGCTAGCGCCAATGCAGCGGATGCAGCAGCAGCAGCGATAGTTGCGGCATATGCTATGCCTCCCTGGTTCCTTTTATCCTTTCTATACTTTTGCTACACTCCCTATACTACGCTCTACTCTTATACTCTACCCTCACTATCTCTATCTTACCCTTACATCTCTCATCCTCCCCTTCCCTTGCAGCACCTGCTATCTCTCGCTTCCCTAGCTCCCTACGCTACGCTCCCACTCCCGCTCCCTTTCGCACACACTCACGCACGCAGCGCGGTTGCACTACTCATGATCACATCATCAGTGAAGCAACTCAGCAGTGCACACCATCTGTTGAGAAGCATAGCGCTTTCACGGGAGATAAGCGCCCGACAACTACTGCTATTGCAGCAGCAACCTCAATGGCTACCGTCATTCTTGCTGATCGGGTCTACCGCTTCAGCACTCTCAATCCTGAGACCGTTGCAGTTAGCGTCTACCCCCTCAAGGGAGCGCGTGGACTATGGCCCCAGTCCACGAGTTACTGCATCGAGAGGGCTCGCCGCCTTCTCGCCACACTTCGGACTCAAGCGATTGCTTGATCCCTTCGCCTCTGGTCCTTTACTGGATCAGGGGCTTTTTCCATTGAGCCAAATCAGCAGTGCACACCACCTGCTACGGCTCACATCCATTCGCTACCCGCAATTTCCATGACTAATTCCGCAACCCTTTCACCTGAAGACCTTGCTTGGCGGCAAGAACGGGAATCCTTCGACCGCGAAATCTACGGCTCCTATATCTCCCCGGAGGCCTGGTCCACCCAGTCCTTCCCGCTCGAGGGCTATTCCTACCGCATTGATCTCTTTAGCGACCTACACAAAGATGCCTTCGGGTATCGCCCCCGTGATGCCTGGTGGGAGAGCCTCCGGGGCTCCGGACCCGACAGGCTCCAGAGCATTTGGGATCGCCTCTGCGACACCCTTGATCATGAGCACACTCCCCTCTAGTGCCACCTCTGGCACCCCCTACCCCCGCCCCGCTTGGAGTCATCCGAGTGGGGCTTTTTTACTGAGTCCACTCAGCAGTGGACACCACCTTCTTCGTTTCTATGTCCCTTACATCCCTTTCCGATTTCCAGCTCCATCAGCTAGCTGACCAGCTCGCCGACCAATACCGCCTCACGGAAGACCCATCTGTGGATGATCGCCTCATGGAGGTCTTCCGCGAAATATCCCGCCGTGAGCACGCCATAGATGACCACTCCATGCAGGCTTTCTTCGACACGTCCTGCCGTGAGCAAGTAGCCGAAATCCCTGTCATCAACTGATTATGAGCATCAACCACGCCTGGATGGGCTCCGCGATCGAATGCATGCACATGCGTGCTATCGATAGCGATGGAGACTACCGATCCCATCCCGACTACAACGCCGGATGGGATCTCTTCTCCTCCTCCTCCTTCATGCCCATAGGGGACATGCTCCTCTCCCCGGAGGAGGATGATCCCCGCTGGTACACCTAGTGCCACATCTGGCACCCCCTACCCCGCCCCGCTCGGAACCATCCAAGTGGGGCTTTCCATTGAGCCAAATCAGCAGTGCACACCACCTGCTACGGCTCACATCCCTTGCCCCCGGCTAGCCGCCGGCTACTCACATGCGCACCATCGCCTCCTTCGCCGAAGCCAACCCCAAGACCTACCTCGCTGGGTGTCTGGCTCTCGGCTTCATTCTTCGCCTGGCTCTATGCCATGGCGACATGGGTCTGTTCTTCGACCCCCTCTATCCCCTCATCCACCGATGAGCTAGTGCCACATCTGGCACCCCCTACCCCGCCCCATCCGGCTATCCCCCGGGTGGGGCTTTTTTAGTGAGCCTTCTCAGCAGTGCCACCTGCTGTCTACGGCTCACATCCCTTCGCCCCGGTTAGCAACCGGGCTACCCCTCAATGACCGAGAACAACCTTCATTCTCTGTCTATTGATCTACGCTTGCTCGCAAGGGCAAGCATCTGGACCTGCCCCTCCACTGGGCGGGTCCTCCAAGGCTCTATCGATCGCAAAATCGAAGCCCTCCGTGAGGTCATCCTTGATGCCCTCTGGGCCAAGCAAGATGGCCTCACCATCACCCAGCAGATGGTCGCCGCTGTCACCACAGCACGCACCCTCTGCCTCGATAATCAGCAAACGCTTCGCCAGCTGCGGCGAGCGGCTGCTTGATGTATCTTCTGGGGTGTCATACCTGGCACCCCTCCCTTTGATCCTATTCACTGAGCCAAATCAGCAGTGCACACCGCCTGTTGTGCGGCTCAATACCCCTCACTGGAAATCCCCATGTCCACTGCCACCAAGTCCAAGCCTTCCTCTACCGCCACCCCCGTGGCACCTGAAGCTCCCGAAGAACAGCCCATCTTTGGCATCTACGAAGAGCTCGTCGCTGAGCTCGAAGCCGCCAAGGCAAGAATCACTGAGCTGGAGTCCTCAGGCGAACAGCTCAATCAGACCCTTTGGCTCCAAAGGACTCCCCCCAAAGGCTCTCGCCAAGGCTTCACTCCTAACGGCACAGCCTTTATCAAGTTTGGTGCCCAATATGGATACCTCAGCAAGAAGACCAATTCCAGGGTCTTCGGCGACTGGAAGAACTTCACCGCATACGGCGAACTCGCTGAGACCATCGGTGAATTCTTCAACACAGACGATCGCCTCGTGCGCATCACTGCATACGAGCGCCCCTGGCACGGCACCACTGCCGGTCCAGAGGGCCCTGTAAGCACTCGCAACACCGAATGGATCGTTGTGTCCTTCCAGCCCGTTGCAAGGCTGGATAGCCCCTCTCCGATGAGCGAGCCCGAGGCTCCCTTCTCGGGTGAGCCCACCTCAGAGGAAGTTCCCTTCTGAGGTACATCCAGGCCCCATCCACCCGGGCGGGGCCCTAATCCATCCAGTGGCCCCTTCCATGGCCGTCGCTCGGCCTCTCCTGGAGTCCATGGCCATTAAGCAATTGCGTGTCCTAGCGCTCTTACAGAGCCGTGCCGGGCGACTTGTTAGCCATGGCATGCGGGCTAACCTCCTCTCAATTCTTTTCTTATGACCACCCTCACCAAGAACACCGACCTCCTCAAACAGGAGGTCCACGAACACATCACGGCGGATTCCGTCGTCCAGGGTAATTACTGGTCAGACGGCAAAGGCTGCTTCATCGGGTGCCTGACCCATTCAAACGACTCCACTCCTGCTGTGGAGCGATTTGGGCTCACTGAGTCCATTCTTCGCATCGCGGAACACATCTTTGAATCTCTTCCGCTCGAGGAAGCTAAGCAATTCTTCTACGACTTCCCCGACGCTGTGGCTACGGACGGTAAAGACCTCTCCTTGATCCATTGGGCCTTCCTCGGTGAAACCCTAAGGAATCTCCCTCCTCAGCGGCTCGAAATCCAGGCCGTTATTGACCCAGTTATTGATGGCATGGATTTACTGGCTTCTGGCAACGTCTGGGAGAAAAACGCCTGGGCCGCCGCCGGGGCCGCCGCCAGGGCCGCCTGGGCCGCCTGGGACGCCGCCAGGGACGCCGCCAGGGCCGCCTGGGCCGCCTGGGACGCCGCCAGGGACGCCGCCGGGGCCGCCTGGGCCGCCTGGGACGCCGCCAGGGACGCCGCCGGGGCCGCCGCCAGGGCCGCCGAAACTCGCCGGCAGCGGGAATCCCTGTTGCGGCTCATCCGAGAGGCGCCTGTTGTGACCCCTTCCTGATCACCATGGCATGCACCCCTCTCTGATGTCTCATGGGTTATCGCTTGTCCCCTTTTCTACTGTCTCTTGATTTACCGCTTTCCCTGGGAAACTCCATTCGCGGTGGTTCCTATGGCGAAGCCTCCTATACCTGCCGTTCGGCTGGCCGCCACGAGGCAGAGCTAAGTGAGGCCGTCTTAGGCGAAGAGGGAAACCTTACCGACGTCGGGTTTCGCGTGGTGCGCCTCCCTCGGGAAGTGGCACCATGCCGGGCGGTGCTGCGCGGCGGCGGCTGGGACGAAGCTCCCAGCTATTGCCGCTCGGCCTTCCGCGAAGACGACCCGCCCGTCGGTAGCTACCGCGGCTACGGCCTCGGCTTTCGTGTGGTCCGCCTCTCTCGGGAGGTGGCGCCATGACAGCCCTTGACGCCCATCGGCAGCTGCGCGGTGGCTCCTGGATCAGTGACGAACCACGCAACTGCCGTGCCACCCTCCGGGGCAGCGTCAACAAGGCCTGCGCCCTCCCCATCATCGGGATTCGCCCCTGCCGCCTCCTCCATCCATCTTCCATTTCTTCAGGAACCATGACTACCTCCAATCACAGCATCTCCGCTTCCGCCCTCAACCTGCCGATGGTTTCCATCGCTCCAGGGCGCTTCATGATGGGATCTGATTCACCGTCCGCTTTCTCTGATGAGAAGCCGGTCCATGAGGTGATCATCGACGAGGGCTTTGAGATGGCGGAAACTCCGACCACTCAAGCCCAGTGGCGATGGGTCGCCGAGAACCTGCCCAAGGTCGAGCGCGATCTCAATCCCGATCCCTCACGCTTCAAGGGCGATGACCGCCCCGTCGAATGCGTCTCCTGGTATGACGCCATGGAATTCTGTGCCCGCCTCAGCCGGGCTACAGGTAAGACCTACACCCTCCCCACAGAAGAACAGTGGGAATACGCCTGCCGCGCAGGCACCACCACTGAATTCGCTTTCGGTGACACCCTCGATGAGTCCCAGGCACGCTTCAACGCAGATTCCACCTGCGATGTCAAGCAGTACCAACCCAATGCCTGGGGCCTCTACGACATGCACGGCCAGGTCTTCGAGTGGTGCCGCAACGAATACAGGCCCTATTGATTCCCTGCCCATGCATTCCGATCTGATTGGGGGCCGGCTTCGACATTTCATGCATCAAGCCGCCCCTTTTTTCTGCATTGCTATTGCCCTGCTCTGGCATCTTGCCGACGCCTCCTACGCCGCCGGCGGCCAGCTGCGTCTTGCCCTGGAAGAGCGCAGCCAGCAGCTAGCAGCCCTCCATCTCCACCTCCTCGGCCTCACTCCCCCTGAACCCCAATCCATCCCTCCTATGACTCTCTCTGTGCCCATTACAGAAGACCCGGAGCTAACAGCCTTCCGCTGCGCTCTCAATGGAATCGACCTCAGCCTCAATGTGTCCCAGCTGCGTGCCCTGGCTCGCGAGCGGGGGCACCGCGGCAACAAGGTCTCCCGAGCTCGCCGCTCTGACCTGCTCCTCCTGCTGAGCAGGTCATGACGTATCAAGTGCAACGCGGCGGTACTTGGTTTTTCAGGACGGAACAACAGGCGTATTTACGCTTGTCCTACCGACGCGCCGCTCCGCACTACCAAGACGATCTCGTCGGTTTCCGCGTGGTGTGCCTCCCTCGGGAGGTGGCACCACCTCGGATGCTACCGCCACTGCGCGGTGGCTCCTGGGGCAACAACCCCGGGTTCTGCCGCTCGGCCTGCCGCGGCTTCGGACGCTTCCAGCCCGGCTATGCCAGCAGCGGCTTGGGCTTCCGCGTGGTGTGCCTCCCTCTGGGGGTCAAGCCCACGCAGGTAACCATGCGCGGCGGCTCCCACGCCCAGCTCAGCTACCCCTGGTGCCGCTCGACCTGTCGCGGCATTTCCCATTCGCCCGACTATGCCGACTACGACCTCGGCTTTCGTGTGATCTGTCTTCCGCGGGGGATGACACCATGACGATCCCCAATCGGGCGTTACGCGGCGGTCCCTGGGACTTCTTCCTTAGGCATTGCCGCTCTGCCCATCGCTTTCCCGGAGAACCCGGCGAGCCAATCGACAACATCGGTTTCCGCGTGGTGTGCGTCCCTCCAGGGGCCTCCACCGCACGCTGCGACTTGTCAATGCGCGGTGGCTCCTGGTTCAACTTCCCCAGGAACTGCCGCTCGGTCTACCGCTACCGCGACCAGCCCGGCTATGCCAACGACGTCATCGGGTTTCGCGTGGTGTGCCTCCCCCAGGAAGAAGCACCATGCCGGGCGGTATTGCGCGGCGGCGGCTGGGACAGTCTCCCCTCAGACCGCCGCTTGGCTCACCGCGGCATTGACCTGCCCGGCTATACCGACGACTACATCGGCTTTCGTGTGATCTGTCTTCCGCCCTCCTGACCAACACACTTCACTTCTTTCTCAACCCCATGACTTCTCTCCATCGACCTAAGCTCGGTAAAAGCCTCCGGCTCTCCATTTCTGCGGCCCTATTCCTCTACCTCGGGGTTGCAGCAGCTAACGATGCCAAGGACTTCTTCCTTGGAGGGCCCTATTGCGCGTGGTTCTCACTCGCTAGGCCCGTCTGCCAGGCTCCTTCCATCAGGAACTCCAGCAACTCAGTCTTGTTGAACATCCATGCTCCAGTTAAACCCTTGAGCCTTGCCAGCGTCCTCAACTCGTCAGCCTTGAGGCCATAGGCCATCTCTGGATTGGCCTCCCACTCCTCGATCGTCGGTGGCATGCGAGACCCCTTCTGTCTCGGCTCCGCCGCACGGCATGGCTTCCCATCTGTCCACTGCCTCAGCTCAGCTGGGATCACCTCCTCTGGCTGTTGAGACGTCCACAGCATTTGACTGCAACAGTCGCACTTCCTAGCTCTCACTCGTATCCCGTCTTCCCCCTTGTAGGTGTGAGCCACCTTTGTCTCACCACCGCATTCGCACTGCATGACGTGTGTTGCGCAATGCCCGACAACTTACCCCATGTCATGCATTAGTGCATCCCATCCAGGCAGCTGGAGGCCCGCCAGGTCTTCAGTTGCGAACTTCCGGCGGAATCCCTCCAGCAGGGAGTGCTGAAGAATGGCCAGCTCTAAATCGCGCCGCATGGCGTCCTCGATCAACTGCGCCAGCTCAGTCTCCTCCCCTGCGTATCGCATCAGGCCAGTGGGCTCTCCTCAGTCCGCTGGACCTGTTGCTGCCCCTGCTGCATGAAGCCCATCAGAGCCATCAGTTGCTGAGCGCCTTCAGTCATGGCCGCACCGCCGGCCACTGCACCGCCAGCGGCCAATGCTGGGTAGGCGCCACGCCGCACAAGCGCACTATTCGCGAACTGGTGGCTCAGGCGCTCCCTTGGCCCCAGTGAGCCATGTCCACCCATTCCTCGTTTCATCTGGGATGAATACCTTGCCACGAAGTCGCTCTCCCCCATCTCGCTGAAGTCCTTCCGAATCGCTCCCATCTCGATCTGCTTACCAGATCCATCCCTGGCCCGATCGGCAATCTCCTGGATCATTCTGTCGGGATTGTCCTTGTAGAGCTTCCCGACGAGGTTGGCCTGCCTTGCCACGCCCGACGTCCTATGGGCAATCTCGTCTGCAATGGCTTTATCGATCATCTTCTGCTCGATGCCACCCAGCCATTTCAGCGGATTCATGCCCATAACTCGATCCTGGATCCCTCTCAGTCTAGTTCCTGTTTTGTGAGCCTTCTCAGCAGTGCACACTGCCTGTTGAGCGGGCCAATGTCCCTTTACCCTTTCCTCTGATCATGCCCCAAATCTCTCTTCCCCTCGTTCCCATCGAGCTTCGCTGGTACAACATTCTCGACAGCGACAACTCCGAAAAGTCCAACTGGACTGAGGCCACCCTGGCTTTCGTGACCGGCCGCAAGGACGGCATCGCTGTTCGTGAGACAGCCGTCAAGGTTGGCTTCAAGTCCGACCACGCCATCGAGATGTTTGGCGAGGATGATCCATCCGAGTCCGTCGAGATCAACGGAGTGACCTACTTCGCCAAGATCGTCCAATCCCCGGAGGAAGGGAAGCCATACCGGCTGAGCGCCCTCCAGGTCGGCATGCGTGCCTGTCAGCTCAAGCAGCTGCAGGACGCCAGGAAGCAAGCCAAAGTGATCAACATCACTGACGCTCCCAGCAAGTCCGACGACTCCGGCGAGGCTCAAACCGCCTAAGACCAACATCTGTTTCGGTAGCAACGAGCCCTGGCGCAAGCCGGGGCTTTTCTGCTTCAATGACCGCCACGTCGGGCATACCGCCAGACACTCCATCCTTCCATCTCACTCCTATGACCGTCGCTCCACCACCCAAGCCCACCACCTTTGAGCCCATTGTTCAGGCCAATGGCAGATCCCTCTTCCATCTGGCCATGGAGGCCCAGGAGATTGACGGCGAGCTTGCGATTGCCGTCGCCCAGCTCTCCTCTGAGGACCCCGAAGAGGTAGCTACTGCAGAAGAGCTCATCTCCTCTATCCTCCAACGCGCCAATACCAGCCAGCAGTCATTGCTGGACAAGGTCAATCAAATGGCCTTTGTTGTTAAGTCACTGGAGAACCGTGCTGATTACTTCAAGCAGCAGGTCGAGACCTACAAGGAGAAGAGCAATCGCGACCAGGCCGATTCCGATCGCTTGCTCCGCTACCTGGTTCGAACCTTGGCGGCCCTCCACCCTGGCAAGAAGGAATTCCATCTTTCGGATTACGACCTCTGCTCACGTCAGAGTGACTCCACCGAGATCCTGGATGACCAGCAGGTCCCGCCGGATTTGTGCCGGCACGAAATCATCATCCAAGTCCCTGCTGGCAAGGGTGATTTAGGCCCCATGCTTCACAAGGAAATCAGTGATTTCATTGCTGAGCTCATCACTGGTGTGTCGGGAGGTGATTATCTCTTGCCAACCCTTAATTCCTATCCAATCAAGAATCTTGTCAAGGAACGCATCAAGCAAAATCCAGCCCCCGAAGAAGTCCGCTCCCTCTCAGCGGCTTACGGCCCAGCAACGCATGCGGTCGTCCTGAGATCAGACGCAGTCCCTGGCGCTGAGGTCGTTCGCAAGAAGACCTGGTCCATCAAGTGACGCTCCAGCCGCCATGGCTGCAAGTGAGTTACACCCCGACCGGAGATGGGCTAATCACGCCCATCAATGGTCGGGCCAAAAGCGCACTCATCACCCTCTTCCCTCTCTACCAATTTGAGCGCATCGGCGAATCAGTCCTGCTCCCTCCTGAGCAGCTGAGCGCGATGTGCTCTTTCCTTTCATCCCTCCAATGCCAATTCACACCGTCACAACCCATCCCAAGCCCAGCTACAAAATCCCCGGCTGGGACTATTCCTACTTCGATAAACCCACCAACGCAGGCGGGCAGTCCGTCGCTGTCTTCTCGCCCGCAATTTCAGACATCATCAAACCTGGATTTCAGTTCGACGAAAGCCAGCTCCGCTTCGAACCAACTCTCGGTGCTTCTGTCCTCGAATTGGACTTCCATGAGCCGCAGCAAATGGAAGAGCCTTCGATCCCTCCTAACCCTGAGGCCGGGTGGGGAGATCCTGACTGTCTCCCTACCGCGGAATTAGGACACGGCAGCAACGGGCATCGACCGCCCCATCCCCATACCGCCCGTAAGCGGGCCAGGGAGGAGGGGGCTCAAACCCTTCCAGCTGCCCTCGTCCGGATCGCAAGTGAAATTGCCTCCTGCTACTGCATGATATACAGGCTGATCTCGCCTGTCGTCAACGAGGCACGCCGAGCTGACGTCGCTCAGAAACTTACAGCTATTGCTTGTATTCCCTATTACAGGGCAGCAGGCGTCGAACTCAGTGAGGACGACGTCAAAGGCATGACCATGTGACAAATTCTTGCGCCTGTTCAGCAGTGCGCACGACCTGCTGCGTTCATTTCATTTGCCCATGACTTCCTCTCTATCCACTCAATCACCCGAGCTACCCCACTGGGCGACTCCCACTCCTCCCCCTCCTCAGCCGATGACCATCGGCATCGACCCCCTAGCCAATTTCTACCTGTATGACCGCAAGGACGTCATCTTCCCTGAGATCCGCGGGGCAATCACTGCCCTCCGCTTGATCCAGCTAGCAGGGAACACCGAGTCAGGCCCTCGTGATTACCTCGAGGTACGCATGATCTCTGGTGCTCCTACTCAGCCGTTTCGTCTGCTTCTGCCCGCTGATGAGCGTCCCGTGGACAGAGAACCTGGCCAGGTTTCTACTTCCAACTCCATCAAAAGCCTTCTAGGGGCGCTGCTCGTTCTTGATCTGACTACCCAGGCAGTCAAGCTGATCACCTCAAAGGGTGAGGGTCGAGTCAAGAACCGCAAGCCGACGTTCATCAATGTCTGCGTCTGCGGTCCTGACTGGGAATCCATCGCCCAGGTCAGAGCTGAAAACATCGGCGGCTCCAAAGCCGACATGGTTGCAGCCATCGCCCAAATCAATCAATCCCTTCAGCAAGGGGTAGTGGCCCTCCCCAGCCGCTAGCCCCGTCTTCTCCTTTCACTTTCTCATCCATTTCTTAAATCCCATGGCACACGAAGTCACTTCTGCAGTCTTCATGCACGGCACTGCCGCCTGGCACCCCGAAGGCGACGTCATCGAAGGCACCATGCCCGCCCCTGACGCCTTCCGTCGCTACGGAGCTCTCTTCCCTGTGGAGAAGCTCCAGCTCTGGGCCGGCGACCTCAGCAATCCTGAGCTCCTCGATGCCATTGCCCTGGCGGCTGACCAGCCCTTCTCTACCCCGCAAGAGCGTGGAGAAGCCATCCACCAGGCCGCGTATCAGCACCTGATCAGCATGGCGGACAGCCGTGTTGCCATCTGGCGTCCCGACACCCGCAAGATCCTCGGCACCGCCAGCCCCGATTACAAGATCATCCCCAACCAGCGCCTGCTGGATTTCGCTTCTGCCCTACGGGAAGAATGCGACATGGATGCTGTGATCGTCCTGCGCGAGGGTGCCAAGGTGGCCTTCACTGCCAAGATCCGCGGCACTGACCAGCAGGTCATCCCTGGTGACAAGGTCTACCGCAACATCGTCGGCTACCTCGGCCACGACGGCAGCACTGCCTTCGGAGGGATCTTCACTGACACCAGGGTCGTCTGTTTGAACACCCTCGGCTACGCCATGAACGACGCTAACCGCCACGGCCGGCAGTTCACCATCAAGCACACCGAGAACGATGTGGCCCAAATCGATCGCATCCTCTCCAGTATCGACATTGCTCGCCAGAGCTTTGCCCAGGTCGTCGATGAGTACCGCGCCATGCGGGAGGTGCCCATGACCACCGATCTCTACCGGCACTTCCTTGAGCAGGTCTACGAAAAGCAAATCCCATCTGTCCGCATGGACAACGGCGACACCCGCCCTGGCTCCATCGAAGACATGCCCCGCAAGTGGGCCAAGCTCGAGCACGCCTGGAATTACGGCCTCGGCCGTGACATCCCGGGCGTTGCAGGCACCCTCTACTGGGGCCTCAATGCCGTCACCGAAGTCGAATCCTCCGGCAAGACCCAAGGCGCCGGCAAGCGCCGCATCCACTCGGCCCTCTTCGGCACCGGCGCTGGTGTCATCAAGCGGGCCAATGAAGTCGCCCGCGAACTGGTCCATGCCTGATCGCTTCCGCCAACGGGGCCGCGCTTGGCGGCCCTTCTCCTTCTATTTCCACCTGCACCCACTATCAAATGGGCTACACACATTACTGGCAGCAATCCAAAGACTTTACCCTTGATCAATGGTCTGCAATCTGCAGAGATACTCGCAAGATTGTCTCGTACTGCGGGGAGCAGGGAATCGCTCTACAGGCCGAATACGACAACAATCTCCCTCCTCTTGTAACAAAGTCGGAAATTCGACTTAACGGTGCTGGTGGGGACGGCTACGAGACTTTTCATGTCCCATTCAGTCCTGGTCGCGCTGATAGGGAATTCAACTTCTGCAAAACAGCGCACAAACCCTATGACCTAGCCGTCTGTCTCTGTCTCTTGCGTATAGCCCACCACTGCCCCGCTTTCTCCTTCTCTTCCGATGGGGAATGGAGAACAGATTGGCTCATGCCGCGAGGAGCCTACAGACATCTTTTCAAGGAAGCACCCCCACAGCGCTCAGTGGTTTGAGTATTCAGCGCTTTCCCCGGAGCCGCTGATTCCTAGTTCGTTGGGCCCACTCAGCAGTGCACACTGCCTGTTTCGGTGCGCAGTTCCCCTTATCCCTGAACTCTCTACCTCATTTCATTCATGGCAACATTTCAGCTCACCATCAGCCCCGAATACGTCAGTGACTGGGGCATCTACGAGGGTGTTCGCGAAGTCATCCAGAACGCCCTCGATGCCCGTGATATCGGCCACGAGCTCTCCATCAGTCACACCGGCCGCCACTTGCGTGTCAGTAGCAGTGGCGCCAAGCTGCAGCGCAATGTCTGGCTCATGGGCCAGACCACCAAGGCTGGTGATGACTCCCAGCGCGGTCACTTCGGTGAAGGCCTCAAGCTCGGCGCCCTTGCTCTAGCCCGGGCTGGTCGTCAGATCCGCTTCCTCAATGGTGACGAATCCTGGACGCCACTCATTGCTCCATCCAAGGAGTTCGGCCAGGACGTTCTGACCATCCGCACCCGTCATCTCCCTAGGGCCGCAGAGGATTTCGTCGTTGAAGTCCAAATCACTCTTGCCGAATGGCGTTCCTTCCGTGATCGCTTCCTCGATTTCCAGGACACAACAGCCATCAAGACCACCAGCGGCCAGGTCCTGATGGAGCCCAAATTCCACAGCCAGTCCTACGTCAAAGGCATCTGGGTGGAAGGCGATGACAACCTTCAGTACGGCTACAACTTTCTCCATGCCTCGACCGATCGGGACCGGCGCATGGTCAACAGCTATGACGCCAAGTACAACAGGGTCAAGCTGTGGGAGCAGTTGTTTAACCACTTCGAGGAGAGCCGAGAAGCATTCACCGACAGCATCGGCTCCGAATCCGTGGCCCAGCAAGTCCTGGATCTCCTGGCTTCTGGCAAGCAAGACCTCTGCTACTACGAGTTCGCCACTCCCGATCATGGCCTCCGCGCTTGCGTCGAGGGACTCTTCCGAGATGCCCATGGCGACACCGCCATCCCTGTCCACTCCGCCTCCGACTACAAGGAGGCCGGCCACTACGGACGGATGGGAATCCTCTCCTCCAAGCTCCTCTGTGATTTCTTCAAGGGCAGCGACCTTGATCTTGATCAGATCAAAAAGAGCGAGGTCGGTGCCATCACTCAGACCTACACCATTGCTGATCTCACAGAAAGCGAGCAGGTGATCTACCTGCGTGGCATGGGATTGGTCGGCGGCGCTGGACTTGCGCTCGAGTTGGCACCCCTGCTCGGGCGCGTCAGCATCGTCGACTTCTCTAGTCCCACCATCCTCGGGACCCATCACGCCTCCACTGGAAAAATCAGGGTCTCCCGCTGCTCCCTGGTATCGATGGAATCCTTCCTATCGGTCCTAGTCCATGAGTTGGCCCACGACTGCGGCACTGACGGCAGCGTGCAACACGACCGGGCGCAAGCTGCCATCTGGGCCAAGGCTGTCGCCTCCTTGATGGAGCAGTCCACCCCGCCAGCCCTCGCCGCTACTGCTGCCTGCATCGGCGCCAACTGATCCCACTCCTTCCCTCCACTCACCCCTCCTGACTCATCATGACCCTCAAGATCTACGAGCCCAACAAAAAGCAACCCTTCCTCGAGGCCAATGGCACTGCCAGAGACCTCGCACGGCTTGCAAGACAACACGAGCGGGCCTATGGTCCGTGCGTTGTTGTGATTGCTGACGAGCGTTGTCACCTTCCCAGACCCTAGCCTGTGCCACTTATCCCAATGATCAACATCCTTGACAGACTTGTCTTACTTCTGAGCCCTGTCGCCCGTGTGCGACGTTCTGCTGGATGGTCCCTCCATGAAGGCACCTGGTATGCACCCTTCCACCACGACGGAAAGCCGATCCCTGAACGGGACTGGCTCCTTGAGGGAGATCCCCTCCCTGAGCACCCGGAATACGGGGGCTTCATCGCAGCCGCATTTCACTACGAGGCCCTGGACAATGACCTTGATCCTGGGTGCCTTGCATGCGGCGCTGCGTTTCCTGGCTACCGATCTCTACCTGCTTCTTCAGGGGAGAGTTCGGCTGGATCAACTCATTGATGATCCACACCACTTGGCTACCTACCGGTTTGCCCTGGCTTGGCCCAGATCAATCCCAGGTCGCCATCTCACCCTGCCCGGGATTGCTCACATCCTGGCGCGAACCTCCTGTGATGCACGAGAAGCGTTGTGTCCACCACTGACGTTTGTTGTGCTGCACGGTGAGCCCCTCCCTTATTCACTCAGTTCTCGCATTTCGCAATGACTATCCATTTGGATTCCCTTTACGGCGGCCACTGGGGTGAACACCCAGCCTTTCCGCCTAGTGACTGGGCCCACGAAGCCCTTGAGGGCGACACCCGTCTCGGCTACTGGGACTGGGTTCAGCGACAGATCGACATCGCAGAAGAGTCTGACGATGACTGACTCCTGGTGCTGACCGCCTAATCCAACTATCCGGAACAACCTCTGAGTTCAAAGCCCAATGAAACCCGTCGACCGCAACCAGTTCTTTTCTGAAATCAATCGCCTCTCAACAGCAGGTATCAACATTCATCCGCGAATTGTCAACGACCGCTGGCCCTACCGCTCGGAGTGGCGCACGCTCGACACCTCTCGCAGGCTGATCGGCGTCAGCCAAGGGGAAGCCACTTCTCCTGGGGCTACTGCTTACTTCCTGCCATGAGCCACTCAATGCCTGACCTATTTCCAGGTCCCAACGATGAGGTCCTCCGCCAGGTCGCCAACGAACTCTATGGCCGCGATGGCGAACTTGAGTTCGACGACGACGCCAAGATTAGCAGGGAAGACGAAGACGGCGCCTACGTCCAATGCTGGCGCTGGATCTACTACGAAGACGTCGTGACTCACCTCGCCCGGGCTTGTGACCCCCTTACCCCATGAAACAACTACTTTTGATTGCTCCCCCTGCCGTGGAAGTTGCCTTGTTCGGCGCCCAACCCTTCTTTGACGATGACTGACTCCTGGTGTTGACCGCCTAATCCAACTATCCGGAAAAACCTCTGAGTTCAACACCTAAACCCATGACTGAACAACAGCAGCACCCCAGCAGCCCGCCTCAAGAGATGCGAGTCAAATGGAGAAAAGAAGCTCCATGGGATTATCCCGACTATGACAAACTCTCTGATTATTTAATTGCCCAGGCCGCCCGATGGGCCTGGGACCAGCGCGAGCCGGAGATTCAGGCCGCTGCAGATGCTGAGCTGGAAGCATGCTTGCATCATTTACGTGCCGAGTGGTATCCACAAGCCGTGATCGATGATCTCCGCGTCGCCCGACGCCCCAAGCCGCCGAGCTTGAAGGAGCAGGCCTTGGAAGCGCTTGAGGCGCACTTTGATGCCATAGAAGCCGGCGTGCCAACTTATCGACCTGCCCACAAAGCAATCCTCCGCCGCGCTATAGCGGCTCTCCCTGATGGGTAAAACGCTTCCCTCGCTTCCAACACGAATCGAAATGACCGAGATCACCCAACCAGGCCTATTCATGGAAACGCCCGAAATCATCCAACCAGATCTGGCTCATGCCTACGCCGCTCTTGCCAGGCATGTTGCTGCTATTGATATGGCACTCAAGTGTGGGAACGCCCACCAGGATGATAGACATCGCTACGTTCAAGGACTGATCAGGGCGGAAGTCCAAGCCGCCATGGAAGTCATTCATCGCTACGAAAACCCCTTTTACCGCATCCCCTCCCCCCGGCCCTGAGCCGGTAATTCTCATGCACGAACACATCAAAAAACTCTGGGTCGACGCCCTGCGCTCAGGTAACTACCAGCAGGGCATTGGCCAGCTCCGCTGCGGGGACACTTACTGCTGTCTGGGGGTCCTCTGCGATCTCTACGATCGCGACCAGGGTGGGCCAGGGTGGGACGACAAAGACACGACCTATCTGCGCTGCGACGCGCTTCTCCCTGGGGAGGTTGCCAAGTGGGCAGGAATAATTGCTGTTGATCCCGACTTCGCGCTGACAGGGGAGTTCAACGTCAGTTTGCCCGACTTTAGGGTTGACGACCCTTCCTGCGCTAACCACGAATATGACCTAAGCAGTCAAAATCTGACCGATGTTAATGACAACGGTTTTTCGTTCCTTCAGATCGCTGACTTGATAGAGTCGAATCTTTAATTCCACGGGGGCGCAAGCTACTGCCTCCACTGTCGCATAACTCACCACCTCGCCGGCCAATGGGTCGGCTTTTTTATTGCCCTTTCTCAGCAGTGCGCACTGCTTGCTGGGCGGGCTTTCGTTTTTCTATTCAACCACTAATCACATGTATCCACGTCCCTACATGATCCGCCTGGATCACACTCCCAGGCAGGCGGAGTTCCTCTACTGGGAGCTCCTGGCTCTTCAGTCGCATTACGACTCCCTGGGTCCATCCAGTCCCTTGACCACCGATGAAGCGCTTACCCTGGCTAACACCCTGTCACGCCTCAAGTCTGAACTTGAAAAAGCGCAAGCCCTGGCTGATGTCCAGCTGCAGCAGCTCAAGCGTGATGTCTCTGCTGACTCGGCTAAGTGATCATGACGGTCCTTGTTCGTCCCACCCGTGCGCTTGAGGTCAGCACCTTCCGTGAGTTGCCATTCTTCGGTCGAGGCAATGGCAAACTCCCTGATTCTTTCTTGACCTTTTCACTTCCTTCTGGGCACACCTGCCCTGGCGCCTTAGCTTGCCTTGCGCTTTCCGATCGGAATACCGGCCAAATTACGGATGGCCCTCAACAGATCATTCGTTGCTACGAGGTCAGCACGGAGCAGCGTTATCCCACGGCTCGCAATAGCCGCTGGCGCAATTTCGATCTTGTGCGCCATGCCGCTCCAGATGCCCTCAGGGACATCCTCCTCGGCGGCATCGAGCGCTCCAGGCAGCACAAGACCACCCATGTCCGCTGGTTTGCTGGCGGCGACTGCTTCTCAGTGGCCCTCCGTGATGGCATCATTGCCGCCGCGGAAAGAACTCCTGACTTGATCCACTACTTCTACACCAAGAATCTGCCGCTCTTTGTGGTGGGGAATCCTCCAAGACTTCTGCCCCTGCCACAAAACCTCAGGGTCACGGCATCATGGGGCGGCAAGTTCGATCACCTGATCGAGCAGGGCATCTTCCCTCGCTCTGCTCGCGTCCTCAACTATGAGCACGAAGCAGAAGCCTTGGGACTCCCCATTGACAAGACGGACTACCTGGCCTGGACTGAGACACCCTCCCACTTCTGCCACCTGAGCCACGGCTTCCAGCCCCCTGGCACCCCCGCCGCAGAGGCCATCAAAATACGTCGTCGCAACGGAGAGTTCACAGGCTATGGAAGCAAGCGCAAATCAGGAGCCTGACTCCATCGAGATCACTAGCCACTGCCTCTTGCGTTACTACGTTGCCCTCTCCCTCGAGGCCGCCCGTATTGACCACTACTGCCAAAGGGCGGATCGAGAGCTTAATCTCAAGACGCGGCGGATTTACTCAGCCAAGCAGTGGCTTAAGATCCTTGAGCCCTACTACCAAAAACGTTTCGCACCTGCCAACACGAGAGCGCCGCACACTAGCGATTAGAACCTGCCGCTTCGGCAGCGGGCGACAACACTCGTACCAATCCCGACGGGGTACCGCCTGTGACCAAGGCCCGTAGATGCCGACTAAAGGTGATACCCAGAATCAACGTCGCTGCCGTAATGACCAACCCGCCAATCAGTATGGCGTTCTCAGTCCTGCGGCAGCAGCGCTCGTTTCCTTGGCAAGTCACGGCCTCAGCTCCAGCTGGGTGATTCGGCGATCGTGTGATTTGAGGTCTACCTTGATCTGCACGATCTCCTCTGATTGCTCCTTCTGATTATCGAGGATGGCATCCAACTGCAGTGGCACCTTGTAACCAATCCACAAGATCGCAGCACCACCTGCCATCACCAAAGCGGAGACAGCATTCAGTCGAATCTGATACCAGAAATCGACGTCCTCCCGATCCTGTTCGTCGCTCAAGGCAAGGCGGCTAATCGCCTTCTATCCTATTGAAACCCAGCTGGCACAATGCTTTACACATCAAGCGCAGGCCTCCAGACTTCCTAGCCTGGTTCAGCTGATGAAGCTGTCATGTCATTCCGGATGGTCAGACTTGTCCATCGTGAAACCGGTGCGCCCATCCTCGCTGACTGGACGCCAACGATCACCATGGACGAACTACTGGAAGCCAATCATGGGCTCCAGGCGCGCAACCTCCCATGGAAGTGGGTCCTTGCCTCAATGGCTCCAGGTGACGTGCGGCCCGGGACCCCTGAACCACTCGACGAATCTCCGCAGTAGGGACCGCTTCGGCTTCCTTGCCGGTGGGGCAAACCTGGGGCTTTTCCTCCCCCACCAATTAGCCCCCATCTCGTCAGTGCTTTCCAAGTGGATCAAGAGAATCTCTGGAAGCAATTCCCGTTTGGCTCTTGGCCACTTCTTGCAGAACAGCACGTCAGTTCGATCTGCCGCTCCATGCTCTGTTGGATATCTGGTGATTCCAGAACTCTGTGGATTCCACAGCTGGAAGTATCCCAGCGGTTCGTATCCACCCCAGTAGCTCATGTACTGGGCCAAGCGAATCCCAACCGGAAATGCTGTTGGGTGAATGAAAACCCAACTGTCCTGGATCGGCTTTGGAGCACACATGAATTCAGCCCATGCCTCGTAGCTGGGACACATCAGTCGGTCAGCCCCGTAGACCTTCTGTGGATCCAGCTGCAGGCGATCGATTATCGACCTCGTCTGCGGAGGCATGTAAATGTCTGCATCCATGTGGACTGTCCAGCCACGAAGAGATAGCTTGGCTAGCCCTTCATTGATGCCCGCACCCTTGTTGAAATCGTCCCCGTTCCTGTAGAACACATCTGTTTCGACGCATTCAACGTTGTAGTAACGGCAAAGGCTCACGGTCTCCTCGTCCCCAGGTGCCGTGACCACGACCATGCGATCGAACTGGCTTTTGTTATGCGGCAACGTGTGGGCTAGGAAGTCTGCATAGTTCACGCAGACCACGACTGCCTCCATCGGCAGCCAGGTGGGCTTTGGTTCCGGCTTGTCGGGAAGCTGAGACATGGTAGTGCCCTGAAAACAGCCCAGCTCGTGACAGCTCGTGCAGAATGACTCACTGGTCAATCACCACGACCGAACGACGCGGGGCCCACCCTTAGCCTAGCGATCTCCGCTTGGTGGCTTTCATCTAATCCATCTATGTTTCGCCTCAATTCTTCCCTCTTCTCCCACGCAGCCGATGTCGTCGGGAAGTTCGCTCCCTGTCAGGGAATTGAGCTAGCACCGCACCCCTCCGGCAAGGGCGTCACCGTCACAGCACTTGCCGATTCCCAGGCCATGGTCGTCATCGGCTACGACCCCAAGGGCGTCACAGATGAACCCGCAACGGTGTTCCTCCCCACCCCTGAGATCAAGACCGCCAGCAAGGGGATCAAAAGCGCTGAAAGGGAACTGGCCATTGAAGACGGGCTGGCCACAGTGACCACGTACTACCAGTCGCACTCCGTCGGTAAATCATTTCCCATCGCCACAACAAGTGTCCCCTTCCCCCCGGTTCGCTCTGTCATTGCCAGGGCCGTCGAGTTCTGGGGCTCTGCGCCAATCCAGCTGGGATCCTCTGGGCGATACGACTTGCCCCTGCTGCTCTCTGCGATGCGGTCTATGGCTGATGCAACCCAATCACTGGTTGTCTCTCCCTACCCCAATGGCCCCCTACGTCTACAGAGAGAGGATCTTTCTCTTGTGGCCATGCTGATGCCCCAGACAGCAGTCCCCATCCCGCCCCTGCCTGACTGGCTACTGGAGTACGGCGCTTAGTGCAATGCCTGATGTATCGGGCAATGCTTGACACTTCGCGCATTTTGGATATCTTGGTTGCGCCCTGCTCGAATTCGCTTGACCTATGCGGCAGCTGTCGTTGTCCTGACCGGGAACCCCCAGTCCGTTATAGACGGCAGTCGTGAATTTCTCTGCGCCACTGGGGAGATCCCCTCAGGCCAGACCCCCGTCCTTGTGGACGTGAGGGCCTTCAAGGATGGGCCCTCAGCTGGGCTCCTTGCACAGAAGATCGTCGGTGATCGCATCCTGGTCTCCGGCGATGTCCTGCTCATGGAAGGCTCCAGCCAGCCTGTCATTACGGCTTTCGTCTGTTGCCCTGCTACTGACGAGCAGTACCTCAACGAGGTCACTCTTGTCGGTCGCATCGGTAGCGAACCCAAGCCAGCCGGGAAATCAACCCGGCGCTCTGTAGCCCTGAATCGGTACCTCCCCAATCCGCAAGGGGGAGACCCGATTGAGCAGACCGATTGGTATGGTTGTCGGGTATTCGGTACCACCCAGGAGCGCTTCTCCAGGGTGGATATCGGTGCACTGGTGGAGGTCTCTGGATCGTTCTCCCAGATGACATCCTCTACCAATGAGCCCTACTGTGAGGTTAAGGTTCGCTCCTTCCGAGTCCACAGAGGGCGCGGCGGCAGCAGTGATCCCGCTACGGGTACTGCGGCAGTCGGCTACGACCAGGCCTCTTTTGAGGCCGATCACGACATTCATCCCAACTGGAACTAAACTCAAGCCAATTCATGACATCACCATTCCCAACCAACTACAAACCGACCGACGAACGCTTTTCCAGTAACCGCTTCTTCAATGCCAAGTCCCTATCAGAGGGAAAGACAGTTGAGATCCGCCTCTGCGGCACTGCTGCCACTGGGCATGTGATCTCCGGCTACAAATACTTCACAATGGAGAAGCGCCCCCGTTTGTTCCCCCTCTTCCCGAGGGGTTACGCCGCTGACATTGGCATGGCCTTCAACGGCCAGGAGAAGGCGGAGCCCTTCTACTTCCTGAGCTGGGCAGCCCTGATGAAAGGAGCTGACGAGCCCGTGATCTTTGAAATCACCCAGCCCTCCCTCCAGACATCAATCGAGCAGACCCTCGCCCTCGAGGACTACCAGGTCGATGACGGTAAGCCTGCGAATTTTTACCTGACCATCTCTAAGGTTTCAAAAAACAACAAGCCCACCTACACGGCGATTCCAACGCTGAAGGCCGTCTCGAAGAACGATGCCCCATTCAAGATGTGGGAAGCATCCCGCTCCTCGATCTGGCTGCCTGCAATGTTTGAGGGTGGTGATCCCTTTGCCGGTCCCCCAGCAGGGGCTACAGGTGCAGATCTGCAACTGAATGCCACTGTGATTCCAGCCGGTGGGAGGGATGTGCTCGGTGCTGACGAGGAACTCGAAAGCACTGCTGTTGCTGCAGGTGGTGGCTGGTAACTGCTTGTAACGCCCGGCCGCTCACTCGTGGGGCGGCTGGCTGTTTTCCTGCAGTTGCTGGAGGAGGGCCTCCCCGGGATCTGCGTCATTGCGCATCCCAAGGGATAAGGCCCTGGCCGCCTCCATCGCTGCCCACCGGAGGGCGGCTGGTTGTGCAACCAGCGCGTGCTTTCCCAGCAATAGGCACAACTCCTTGAGATCCTTGAGCCCTGCCTTCTCAACAAGAAGCTCCAGTTGCCTGTACTGGAAATGGGCCTCAAGGGTTGCCTCCATCTCCATGCCTGATCCAGTCGTCATTCATTGCGCCCACTCTCGTTACACGCTAACTGCTATGAGCCAAAGTCTCCAGGATGACAGTTCTGTCACGCACTCAACGACCAGTGGGCTCGTAGCCACCCTGGTCGAAGCTTGCGAGCAGGTCGCTTCGGCACCGACGGTTCTCGAAGCCCGGGAGGGGGAGGTCATTCTCTTGACTCTCCCCCCTTCCTCCAGGTACAGCGAGGCTGCTATTGGGTGGACCCACAAAGCCTGCTTGCGTGAGCTGGTGGACACTGCGTTGATCATTTCTTTCGCGCCCCTTGAAGGCATGACTTCCGCAACAGGAGATTACGCGTATGTCGTTCTCAGACCCAGGCCTTCTGCAGCTTCTGCAGGAGGCGGTACAGAAGTCGGATGTGCGCCAACTGATTGAGCGCTACGGTGTAAGCCAGGTCAATCAAGCCTGGAAACAGCTCGAGCCTGTGCACCGAGCATCACTCCAATTCTGCCGAGCATTCGATGGCGTCCTCGTCCAAAGACTCTCCGACACCCCCGAAGGATCTAGTAGGGATCGAGCTCCGAGCGATCCGCATGGGGATCACTTCGGGGCTCACGCTTCTTCAGGAGACGAAGCAATTGCAACAGAAGCAGCTGGAGCAGCTCTCGGAGTTGAACCGCCTAATCGACGGCTTCACCTCCAGTGGCAGCAGCTTCCGCTCGTACCAGACTGATCCCATGGTGATCGTCTACGCCTCCATCCTTGGTCCCATCCTGGGTGACCGATTGGATTCGGTTGTTGCCAAGGCGGCCGACTACGAGGATCTCATGATCAAAGGCGCTATTCCTTACGCACGCCGATTACTCCGAGAGCTTGACGCTTACCAGGAACGCGGAGACGGACGCAGCTACCTGGAGCATGTGGCTGGAGATATCAAGCCGCCAACTGAACCACCTGCTACTGCATCAACATGAAACCGCTACAGGATCAGCTCTTCACGAGCAACGTCACCATCAATGACCCCGCCCTCACCAATGGCCACTTATGGGGCATGGGCCCTGGCTTCGGCTCCAATGCCGAAGCAGCATGGAAAACGGGCCACACGGGTTCGAGGGATGTTTACATCGGAATTATTGATACGGGAATTGATCATACCCACCCAGATTTGGCTGCGAATATCTGGCGCAATCCCTTCGAAATAGAGGGAGACGGAATTGATAATGATGGAAACGGCTACATTGATGATATTCGCGGCTGGGATTTCGACCGCAATGACAATACGACTTTCGATGGTCACCAAGACGGCCACGGCACCCATGTAGCCGGAATTATCGGGGCTGTTGGCGGCAATGGCGAAGGGGTCGCTGGAGTGGCCTGGAACGTGAAGATTATCCCCCTCAAGTTCCTGGGGAATTTGGGCGGAACGACCTATGGAGTCAAGCTGGCCCTGGATTACCTGACGGATCTAAAGCGTCGTCATGGTCTCAACATCGTAGCCAGTAACAACTCATGGGGAGGTGGAACTGGGCCATGGATGGAAGACGCCATGGTTAGAGCCGCGCAAGCGGGCATTCTCTTCGTCGCGGCTGCCGGCAATGCCGGTCGGGACAGTGATGTTCATGTCTCCTACCCATCTGGGATAAGCACCTTGCAGAGAGCCGGTTACGAAGCCGTCATCTCTGTAACAGGACTAGATAGCAACGGGAATCAACAATTTAATTATGGAAGGACAACGGTAGACCTTGGCGCACCCGCGTCTGGTATTTACTCCACCCTGCCGGGGAACAATTACACAACCCTGAGCGGCAGTTCTATGGCGGCGCCGCATGTTACGGGAGCCATTGCACTTTATGCCAGTAAGTATCCCACCGCCAGTGCTCAACAGATTCGAGAAGCGTTGCTAGCGAGTACCACTCCAACAGCCTCGTTGGCGGGCAAAACGGCGACAGGCGGTCGGCTGAATGTAGCGGCATTCCTTGCAACCCCACCAACTGGCGTTTTTCCAGCTCCAACACCGGCCCCGGTACCTCCAAGACCGGCTCCGGTGCCAACCCCACCCCCTGCTCCCACTCCTGCTCCTACTCCTGCACCACCGGCACCAGCACCTCCAACACCAGCCCCGCCGTCGTCCACCCCGTACCTCCTGCCCGCGCCCCTGAACTCTGGTTTCGTCAACGGCTTGGTAGACAGTGGCTGGCAGGTGGGCAATGCGTTCGACAACAACAGAAGTTCCACACACCGCAACAACCACGGAAGAAACGGAACCACGGGCGTCTCATTTACATACGATGTTCCCTACCGCCTGACGTCGTTCATCGTCACCTCAGCTCACGACAATCCCCAGTACGATCCGACCGCCTACCGCCTTGAGGGTTCCAACGACGGTTCCTCTTGGCAGATACTCAGCTCGGGTGCACTGTCGCTCCCACAGGCCAGGCAGACCGACTCAGCACCAGTCACGCTCCCCGAACTGTCCCTGTTCACGCAGTACCGCCTCATCTTTACGGCTGTGCGTGTTCAAGACTGGTTCGTGCAGATCGCCGAGCTTAAGCTTTTTGGCACTCAATCCAGCTCGCCAGCTCCCACTCCAGCGCCACCTGCTCCTGCTCCTGCTCCTGTGCCACCGGCACCAGCACCTCCAACACCAGCCCCTGAGCCAGTTCCGCCGAAGCCAGCCCCTGCGCCACCAGGGCTTCTCCCCTCGCCATCAAGAACCACTGCGGTGGATCTTGATGGTTTCACTGCTTCCCCGGTGTTCGAGCAGGTAGAAAACGCCTTTGATAATGATCCCTTAACAAAGTACCTGAATATCGGGGGGTCTCGGTCAGGTGTTGAGTTCTCATATTCAACAGCAACCCGTCTCACTGGGTTCAGGATAACTACAGCAAATGACATGCCCGGCAGGGATCCTGCCTCTTACCAGATCTATGGACAGCGCAACGGATCCTGGGATCTTCTCATCTCAGGTGGGCTGCAGCTGCCCACTGCGCGACATACGGAAGCACCATTGGTGTCAATGGATGGGCTGTCAGCATTTAATAGTTATCGCCTAGTCTTTCCAACTCTTAGAGCGGATGGCAACATGATGCAAATCGCAGATCTGAAGTTGTATGGCCAGACCGGTTTTGCTACGGCTGATCACCCATTCCAACAATTCACCCCCAACCCATATTCATCGCTACGAGAGCTGTGACTGACCTCATCTCACTATATGACCACAATCGCAAGCACCAAGCAAAGGCCTTTTTGCTTAGTAGCCCGCGTCTCAATGGAATCGCTTGCCCAGTCTGCGGGGAGGAGCTATATGACTCCGACCCAAGCGGAGCACTCTTAACCAACCCTCTTCAATACAAAATCCACTGTTCTTCCTGCGATTACCATGGACAACGATTCTAAACAGTTATCCCCCGCCGCTCAGGCGGTACTGGATGCTTATCACATGCGGGCCGATCATGAAGGCCCCAAGTGCCCTGAGGTAGTCCTTATTGCCGAAGCCCTTCTCGCCCTGGAAGAGCAACTCGCGCAAGACAAGCCAGCTCCCATGAGTAGCGATCTTGAGGTTGCGGTTCTCACTGAGCGGATCAGGATGCTTCGGAAGATAAACGCCATCGCCGCCGAGCTGGGGGGCTGGGCCCCGGACGACGCCCTGGCCCAGCCCGAGCCGGAGGGGGTGACGCCGGACCACGTAAACCTAATTGGCTTTGCTTTTGCGAGGGAGCCATGGGCAACGTGGCTGCGGAGAGGTGGCTGCCTGGAATCAGCCCACTGTGAACTGAGTGATCTGATGTTGGCCGTCCTCGCCCGCTGGGGCCGTCCCGCCATCAAGCCGGAGGTGGGGGAGGGAGAGGTGGAAGAGCTGGTCAGGCGACTGCGGGACTGGCATTCCATTCCATTGCTGGAGGAGCGCGAACGCATCGCCACCCTGCTTCAACAGTTATCTACTATCACAACCGAGGATCTGAAAAATGACTGATTGGAAAGCCCGGTGTGCTGAGCTGGCTGATCGCCTAGACGACGCGCTGACCTATACGGTCCAAAGTGACACTGAGCGAAGCATGAGACAACTGATCGCCCGCACCCGCGCCGAGCTGGCCCAGCCCGAGCCGGAGGGGGTGAGCCTTGCCCATTGGAGAGGGCTTTGTGCCGAAGTCTTGGCATTTAACAATGGAGAAGGTTGCTATAACTTTTCTAGCTTAAAACCTTATGACAGGGATAATGCTGCTTTTGATGCTTGGCAGGACATTAGGCAACGGCTCAAGTCCGCCCTGGCTCAGCCCGAGCCGGAGGGGCTTCCACCCAGAGTGGGCCATATCCTGCGCCTAGCTGAAATCATCCGCGAGGTTGACGGCAATCACGATAAAGGCGCTGGTGCGTTGGCCGAGGCGATCTTGAGTCATCCCGGTAGCCGCTGGCGCACCCGCGCCGAGCTGGCCCAGCCGTACTCCGACCCCACCGAAGAGCGGCGGCTGGGTTATTTGAAAGGCCTGGAAGATTCGGCACACGCCGCCCTGGCCAAGCCTGAGCCGGTGGCGGCTGTGCAATGGTCGGAAGGAATCTGCGGTAATGGAGCAGCAATTCTTCGTGACGGCGTGATGGTTCCGATTGAGGAGGTTGTGGCCTCCCTCAACCGCGCCGAACAGCGAACAGCCCAGCCCGATCCGGAGGGGCCGAGTGAGCGTATCATCTCTATTGCAAAGGCAGTCCAAAAGTGCGCCTTCGGCTGGGAACCCGATGTCCAGGTGATCGGCAACGTCTGCGCTGAAGATGTTGCCGATCTGTGCAGCGCCGTCCTCGTCCGCTACGCCCGCCCCGTCATCAAGCCCGCGCCCGTGGCGGAGCGGTTTGAGTTCTCGGTATTCAACAATGAATACGAAGAACAGGCCGGTGGAGCCGCTCCCACCTACGCCCAAGCACTGAGCGAAGGCCAGCACTATTTGTCCGAGTATTCACAGGACGGCCCACATTCTCTAGAGATTCGGCGTGTCGAGGTGCTCCCCCACTACGCCCTGCCGGTGCCAACTAGCCAGGAGAGCCCGTAAACCCATGACTACTCCCAAAGTTGGCCACATTTTTCGTTTGGCCCAAATCATTCAGGAGTCTTGCGAGCACTGCACGGATCAGGAGGCCACGTCCTTGGCGAAAGCCATTCTTGAGCATCCTGGTTCACGCTGGTGCCCACAGCAAACGCCCGTGCCGGTGCCTGACAAGCAGATCAGGCCTGATGAAGGCAAGAGCGTTGTCTATCACAAGATCAGATGCATGACTTCAATGACTAACCCGTGTGAGTCAGTGAGAATGGCCGTAATTCAAGCGCTATCTGAAGCAATGGATGGCTATGCCTCTCCCAAGAAAATCACAGAAAACGGACGAGTTTTATGGGATTCAGATTCGCAAGATTTAGACGATTTTGCTGAATCCATTGGCATCAATCCAGATGATTTTTAACTACCATGACCGACCGATCTACAATTGATTTAGAATCAGCCCGTTTTAATGACATCCGAAAAAATTTATGTACGATTGCATTTTCTGACGTGAGAGCCGACATCGAGGCCTACTGGGCAGAAGCCCAGAAACCTCCCACCCTGGACGACGACATCATGCGCCTTGCGGGTGAGCACTTCCCCCATATGCGAGGTGACGACTATGGCTCGGGCTTTATCCCTGTCAGCATGTGTTCACACACGCTCGGTCGGGACTTAATCAGCTTTGCTCACGCTGTACGCGCCCTGCCAGTTGCCTGTTCACCTACCCCTGAAACACCATGACGATTTCACTTACTGGACCTGAAGACTCCCAGATGTTGATGCAAATTGGCGCGCCCACTATCGACAAAACCTTGCCCGACGCTTACCGCCTGGCTCGCTTCCAGACCGAGGAAGGCAGGACGCACCTAAAACTCCAGGGATACTTCACATGGTACCAGGGATGCATGCGGGCGCTTTGTGGCGAATGGAGGGACATCGAGACCGTCGATGCTGACGCCAGTGACGACGAGCCCTATGGGCCATTGCCGTGATAGCTGCTCCTAGCTGATTCCATTCCGGATTGGACGGCCCTGCTTTCCGAATCAGCCGCTCGCAATTTCACCCCATGAGATCTAGTTACACTCAAGGAAATCAATTCCTATGTGCAAGCGCCGACCCGATTCGAAATCAACGGGGTTCGGCATTACAGGGCCGGAGATGACCCCAATCGGGTCTACCCTTCGGTAACTTCCATTCTCGGAAAAACAGCAGGAGCCAAAGCCAATCAGAGGCTCCAAGCATGGAATCTCAATAACCCTGGCGCAAGAGAAGCAGCAGCGAAACGAGGGACGGCAATCCACGCCGCCTGCGAAGACTACATCCGTGGCAAGGAGGTCAATCTGCCTGATGACCTCCTGCCCTACTGGGAGGGTGTTGCCCAGCACCTCGATCGCTACGAAGGCTTTCTCTGGTCGGAAAAGCCGCTCCGTAAGGAATGGGACTTCTGCACTGGAGAAGATGGCATCTCCAGGATCTGGTCTCACGAGCACGGCTACTCCGGATGTCCTGACATCGTTGGCCTCAGAGGCGGCGTCGCCTGGCTGGCTGACGTCAAATCCTCTGTCTCTCCCTATTGCCGCTACTTCCCAAAGGACGAGAACCGAGCACACTTCTCTGGCTGGATGAAATTCAATAAGTGCGGCCTCCAGCTCGGCGCCTACTCCATCGCAATCGAAGAGACCCTTGGCATCGATGTCGAGTTCGGTGGCATGTTGGTCACAACTCCAGAGACCGTCCAGTCCTTCATCCTGCGCCCCCATGAATTGCGGAGTTTCCGCTTCAAGTGGCTGCAGAAGGTCGCCGAATACAAGCGCTTGGTCGCACTAGAGAAGGAAGCGTTAGCCCTCGCTTCCTAGTTCACTATGATTGGGTTACAGGATTCTTGACCCCTTCATGAATTTGCGTGACTTCGTAAGCCCTTACCTCGACCGAATCAAGGATTATCAGCGAGGGATCCCTAAGGGCGGTGGACGGCCAGACGGCTTCAACGCTGCCAAGTTTGGCGCATACATGCCTGACGACGGTAACGAAGTTGCTATGGACCCTCGTCGACTGTTTGGCGGGGTAGTGAAAGGGGCTACCGATTTCCTCAATCCCGACGTGGCTCCACCTGATTCTTTACAGCGAATCAATGACGCTGTCTTTGGGAGGGGCGGGGGAGGCGCTCCATCGCGCCCCGGACAGCTCAGTCCAGGGGAGGAGGCCTGGAGGCGATATGCCCGCGGCAATGACTTAAAGACTTTCGCTCAGGGGGGTAGTGGCGCGTTGGATCGGGAAGAGCAAAAAAGACGTCTTCTTCGCGGCTATTGAGGACACCTCCCCCAATTAACCATGCGAATGGCATTCAGCCCTAAAGTAGCGCCCCTCCTGCAAGACGCCATTGCGGGGGGGCCTAGCTTCAGGGTGGACACTCCTTACGTTCCGGGGCGTTCACTGGAAGGGGTGCCAAACGCCAACAGCCCCGCGATGCGCGACAAGATTTACAGGCGTTTCCTGGCAATCCCTCCTGGGAGCCCAAATCAGCCACAGCTTCCATCGATCCGGGGCGTATAGATCGCCAGCATTGACGCAGTGGCGCCTGTCCCCGTAACGCAGTGTCTGCACCATGTGCCCCTCGGGTGCTGCATTTGCAGCAACGGCCTGCCCTAGCGCCAGCCCAAGCAGCAGCGCCGCCCAGGGGATGTGTGCTGTGCCTGACCAATTGATTGCTTTCCTGTGCAAGCTTACGCTCCATTCAGGTCAAAAGCATTCTACCGAATGAGCAGTGAGTATAAGTGCTTACACCCCCGAGCACCAATTGCTTGCCACTGCCTGCCGTGGCGGTCATAATGAAAGCCCCATCCTTTCACCCCATGGCCCGCGGTCCTTCGATTGTCTTTCGCCTTCAGAGCATCGGTGTTGGCTTACTCTTCGCTGCCATCGTGGGCGGTAGCTCCTACGGCTGGACCAGCAACATCATCAAGCTTGCTGGCTCGTCGTTCGACCCCCTGGGCGGCGTGGTTGTGATCCGGGCTATTGGGATCGGGGTCGTTCCCCTGGGCATCGTCATGGGCTACGTGCCCTAAACCCATGCTGAAGAACGACCGCTGGATTAAGCAGCAGGCCTCTGCTGGGATGATCGAACCGTTCACTCCGGAGCTGGTACGCCGCATTGAGCTGAGGCATCCCTACTCCTTTGATCCCATACTGGACAAGGTCGTCTGGGAGATCGACACCGTCCCGGCCCTGTCCTACGGCTGCAGCTCCTACGGCTATGACCTGCGTCTCTCGCCCAAGGAGTTCCTGATCTTCCGCCATATACCCGGCACGGTGATGGACCCCAAGCGGTTCAACCCCGACAACCTGGAGCCTGCTGCCCTGCACTCAGACAGTGATGGGGCCTACTTCATTCTCCCGGCCCACTCCTACGGACTCGGGGTCGCCCTGGAAAAGCTCAAGGTCCCAGCCAATGTCACGGTCATCTGCCTGGGCAAGAGCACTTATGCGCGTTGCTTCAGTGGTGACACCAAGGTTCGCCTTGTTGACGGAGATTTCACCTTTCTGGAATTGATCGACAAAGCAAAGGCTGGAGAAAGGTTGTACGGCTTCGGAGTCCTGGACGGTCGAATCATCGCTCAGGAATTGGTTGCGCCGCGTCTTATCGAGGAAAGCCAACTTCTTGAAGTTGAACTGGACAACGGAGAATTGATTCATTGCACGCCTGACCACGGATTCCTGCTTCGAGACGGTACTGAGAAAGAGGCCCAGCACCTCCAGCCTGGGGATTCCCTGCACGCTTTCTACGACTGGGAGGACCACGGCTATCCCGGCGTTTACGATCCGGTTCACGCTTCGGCGCTGGCCTCCAAAGGAAGTGACAGGCGAGGTGCACGCACATCGGTTCACCGGATGGTCGCCAGGGATATCCTTGACTGCGAAGATCTGCACGTCCATCATCGAGACGGAATTAAGACAAACAATCACCCGGACAACCTTGCATTGTTGACGCAAGCGCAGCACACGCGACTTCACAACCAGGAAGATCTCAGGCATTTGCATGGTGGCCGGAAAAGCGCGGAGAAGTTTGCGTTGGATTCGCAACACCGGAAAAAAATCTTGAATGCCTTGCACTGTGACGAGAGCAAGCGCAAGGCCCTAGAGGGACGACGTCCTTATCTCGACTCGGAAGAGAGCCGTCAAAACCTTGCTAAGGCAAGAAAGAAGCGCTGGCTTCAGCCAGACGCCAGGGCCAAACAGTCGGCCGTGGCACACGCTGGCGCGGGAGCGCTTCGCCGCCGAAAAGATGTCACTTCTGAAAGTCTGACGAACGCACTACTGGCTACGGGTTCCATTCGTGGAGCTGCCAGGATGCTGAGCGTAGATCGCTCCGCTTTTCGCCGGTTCCACAGCATCATCGAAGGCTTCCGGGCAGGAACGCTGGCTGCAAACCATAAGATTTGCAATGTGCGCCGCGTTCCTGGTCTTCATCCAACCTACTGCCTCGCCGCTCCCAGGACAGGAAACTTTGCCCTGTCTGCGGGAGTCTTTGTCAAGAACTGCGGTATCATTCTCAACACAACTCCCGCCGAGGCCGGCTGGGAAGGCCACCTCACCCTGGAGTTCAGCAACTCCTCAGGGGCTGACTGCCGCATCTACGCCAATGAAGGGATCTGTCAACTCCTGTTTTTCGAGGGGGATCCCTGTGATGTCACCTACGAGGACCGCGATGGCAAGTATCAGCACCAGCCGGAGAAGGTTGTACTCGCAAGAGTGTGAACAGCGCTAGCCCGGTCCATTCGATAGCCAGCTCCTGATCGCTTGCTCCTTGTCGGCGCAGTAGAACGGCTGCTCCATGTACCACTGCCAAACGTCGCAGTGATTCTTTGAGACATTGCACGAAGCACAGGCTGGCACCAGATTCGATCTCTTCGTGGTGCCGCCCTTGATCTTGGGGACGACATGGTCAAGGGTGACCTTCTCGGGCTGGCATCCGCAGTAACTGCAGCAGCCGTCCCACGCGTTGATGATCTCTCGCCTGAAACTGTTCTTGGTGGCCCGCTTCGAGACCAACTCCGATCCTTCAATCCTGTGAGACAAAGGGCTTAGTCTCGCCGGGGTTTAAGCGCAAGACCAGGCTAGCAAGGATGGACTATCCCTTTGCTCGCTAGCTGGGGGGGTGCCTACCAGCTCCAGTTACAACTCCACCAGCCAGGCTTGGTCTTGTCAGTTTTCTCATCGCAATTGTGGCGACTCTTGAAGTTGGCCCTGCGTCCGTCGTCCCCGTGTCCTCCCTGTCCCTGGGGTCCGTTGCGGTAATTCTGCATCGAAGGATCTCCAAAGCGCACGATCCTGGGGTCGCCCCCTGGTCCCCGCACTGCGACTGCAAACTTCTTGCTGTCGCCTGGCGTGCGCTTGGGTTGGTTTAATCCCTCAAAGATCTCACCAGCAACACGGATCTTGGCCATCAAGCTTTCTTCACAGGTACACAATTCGGCACCGTGCGACCATCTTTCACCTTGGTGCCAATAGCCTCATAGCCCTTCCAACAGGCGGCGGCAAGTTTGTCTCCGGCTTTGCGTGTCACCAGGTCAACCCTCTTGCTCCCGAGGGGAATCTTGCATGAGCATTATCGCTGGAATCCCACCTGCCAAGGTGCCCGCCAACGCGCCTCCCATGAGATTCCGTTGTCCCCTCTTCCCGGTCAGGGCCACCGCTTCCTGTCTTGACATGTCTGGGTTTTGCTTCATTCTCTGAGCAGCTGCTGCGTTAGCGGCTTGCATAAAGCTTGCCATTTCCTCCGCCGTTGGAGGTTTACCTTCCTTGGCCTTGGCTGACCAAATGCGTAATCCATCGGCCGCAGCCCGAGATGCCGGATCTGCTGCTAGAGCTCCTGCTATTCCTCCAACGAATCCCAGGGCCGGTAAGCCAGTCAAGGCGTAATTCATCGCCAGCTCGCCTATGCCGCTCTCTTCCCCTGTCGCGGCATCGTACAAGCCATAGGCTCCTGGTGCCGCCTGTCCCAGTAAAATACTGAGCGCCATAGCCTGGATTGCGGGGTCTCCTGCCATGCGAGTGTTTCCTGGTGGGAGCCCTCTCATTGCCTTGCTGGTCCTTGGTTGTTCCCTAAGTCTAGGTAACTGATCGATATAGTCCGAAACGGATTCACCCGTGACCTGGCGCGGAAGGAGGGTGATTTGATTGGCAGCCGTAGGTGCATCAAAGTTAATTTCCATCTGTTCTCCCGCTGGGCCTCTAGCAACCGGCTCGATGGGTAGAACAATTCCCATGGCGCGGGCTTCGTCATCTGTCATTGGTTCTCGAGAGCGCAGCGACATAAGCGTCGCCTTGATCCCAGGAATCTCTAACTGATACGGCTCTCTTCGCTCTTCCATGACTCCAGTCATTGCCTCTAGGTAGGCAGCAGCCCTGGCTCTCTGGACCGCCTCGTGATCCAGTCCTAGGTCTTCGAACTGGCGACGCTCCTCAAGCTCGGCCCTGAACTGTCCCTGTCGTTGCCGTGAGGTTCTTGCGCTCAGTTGCTGCAGGCGTCGTGCTGCGCTTGTTCCAAGGGGTATCCTTCGTCGTGCACGATTCATGTTTATCCCTGCCTTGCAACGGCACCCAGGAAGTCCGCTGCTGGTACCCCGTAACTCCGCATGAATCCCTGGGGATCCGCCATTGCCTGCGCAAGCATCATCTTGCCCTCTGCCGGAGACAGATATCTCTCGAACCCCTGGCCATCAGTGAAATAAGCACTACCAGGAACAGCGGACATTCTTTCAGTCTCGACCCTTGCTGAATCTGGGTCGTACTCGTTGCCGGCTCTTGCAATCAAGCCGAGGTCCCCGTCCGTTAATTCGCCAAAGCCATACTTCAGGTCCTTGTCCGCCTGAAGCAGCTGTGCAATGTCCGACCGACCGGCCATTCTCGCCATCGGGACCGATCTATTTCTCGACCTATCCTAGTCACCCAGAAATTGCCGCCATCCTGGTCGTGCACCTTGGTGATAGCTCCGCTGTCTTCTTGCCAAAAAAAAAGCTCCCCTACCACGGAGAGCTCTGAATCCCACTTACCCTCTAGTCGTAATGTCCGGCTCACCCCGGTCACACCAAGAGGTTCCTTCGACCCTTCAATCGAAGGAACGTGATTACCATAGCATGCATCCTGCCCGCCTAGGCAACCGCCTCCCTATTGGTGAATGCTTCTCGGACCGCCTCCTCCTCCAGGTTGGTGGCCACCGCGAACGCAGCAACCAACTCATCGCTAAACGTCCCCTCCCTCTCGAGCAGGTCCAGCGCCTCGGTCGTCAATCCCATCTTCTCCTGCAACCACTCGGGCACCTCCGCTGCTACAAGCTCCTCCCTGGGCCACGAGTAAAGCGACTTCTCTTCTGCCGGTGGGAGAGCCGCAGCCGGGATACTCCTCTGGCTCGCTGTCGTCATGGCCTCCAGCATTCCCGAGATGTGCCCTGCACCTGCACTGGAGCGAATCCACGACACGACATCCTCAAACGAGATATCGCTTTCGTAGACTCCTGTTTCGTAGTACGCGACCAGCGCGTCCAACGTGATCCCCATCAGCACGGAGAGGCGCTTGTTGATCCCAGTCGACACCCGTAATGGGTGCACCCCTGCACGAAAATATTTCTGAGTCGTTCCTATCGTGATACCCAGTTCCGATGCAAGACGCCTCTCGCTCCATTCGTGTCTTGCCATCACTTGACGGAGTGCCGCAGCGAATCTCTCGTAATAGGTGGAGTCGTTATCCTTGATTGAGCTTCGTCTTGCCGGCATTGGGTCCTACCTTGCGTATTGAGCGAGATCGGACAGTAGCACCTGTCAATCGCTCACGCCCAGTCGGGCTGCGCTTCTGAGATAGTTCTGCTTAAACTTTTGCACATTAAATCCCTTATGCAAGATTTAATAAACCACATCTGGCGAACTTCCCCGATCCCCAGTAGCCTTCGCGCCTGTGCTGCAAAACAAGTCACGCAAGGCGCCAGACTAGCTAAGCAGCCCTAAGACCCTCCAGTCTCCCTCGGCCGAATGCCGCCATCCTTCCCGATCTCACTCAACCCGGCAATCCACGACAAGCCAGCCTGGCGTGAGGAGTACGGCAGTAACTGGCAGCAGCGAACAGTCGATAGCGACGGCCTCCTCCAGTTGATCCGGGCGGGCACTGGCTGGATTGCTGCTGCCATGAGCTCAACCCACCGCACCACGTCCGCCTTCAAGTACGCAGATCTGGCAGTGGTCGACATCGACTACGGCATGGACTTGGAGGACTTCCTGGCCCATGAGCTCGCTGCCTCCGCCCTCCTCTATTACACAACCGCCAGTCATCAGCCTCGAGCCGGAGCCAATCGCTTCCGGGTGGTCTTCCGTCTCCCTTGCCGCATCGACGACCCCGAGCTCTACAAAGCCGTCGTTACCCAGCTGATCGGCACCCTTGGCAGCGACAAGAGTTGCTCAGACCCCTGCCGCATCTTCTATAGCTATTCCGGCGGTACCCAAAAACTCCTCCACCCAGAAGCCACACTCCCAGAAGCCATTATCAATGCAGCACGGGAACAGCTACAAGAGGACCTCAAGCGTCGCCGGCAGGCTACAGAGGAGGCAGATCCCATCTCCATTGCCCAGGCGGAATGGGTTCTGCAGAACGTCATCAGTCCCACCGCTGACGGCGAGCGGCATCTCTTCATCCGCATCACAGCAGCAGCAGCATCCGTTGGTGACGCTCTCTATGGGGTCTGGTCCGATTGGGCCTCCCGCGGTCACCACGGCCAGGGCAAGAATCGCCGGCAAACCAGCGAGCGCTTCTTCCGCGGCTTCTCTGGCAATACCACCTTGGCGACTCTCTTCTTTTTGGCGGGAGAGCAGGACCCCAGCTGGCGCAAGCACCTGCCTGATCATCTCCGCAGTGAATACAGCGATGCCGGCATCCCAGGTGTAGCTGGCTACTCCCACCAGGATTTCCTGGGTCTCCACGAGATCGACCCAGATGATCCCGTCCTGGGAGCTTCCACCCCATCCCTCCTGGAGTGGGGCGCCTCCTATTCCTCCAGTCCCGCACCTGCAGACAGCGATCTACCCATGCCCGAGCCGCCGCCCTTTGATGACGCAGGAATCGAATCGCAGCTCGATGACGATTTCGAAACCATCAGTTACGGCGACGTCAGTCCAGACCCCGTCACTCCTCCGCCCAAAAGAGGCCGAGGCCGCCCCACAGGTAGCAAGGACAAATCAGCAGGTGGAGCCGCTGACGAGATCCTGGATCGCATCCGCATCTTCTATCCAGGCCTGCGACTGAACGTCCTGACCCAGACCATCGAATACGACGGCAAGGACGGCATCACTGAAGTTCCCGACCCCTCCACTGTCTACACCCGTATTTCCAGAGGGCGCAAGGGGGACCTCTATCCCAAGGGTGGCGTTCACGACATCCTCCAGGTGGAGGCATGGGAGCGGCGCTACAACCCAGTTACTGACTACCTGGAATCCTGCGCTGCCACTGCACCTGCTCCCTACTGGGACACCATCGCAGAAGAACTCCTCGGGGTGTCCTACGACGAGATCCTCAACCCCCGACTCCCTGATGGCCGCTTGCTGGCCAATGTCATCCTGCAGCGATTCCTGATTGGCGCCATTGCCCGGGCCACTGAACCTGGCTGTGAGCACAGCTGGATGATGATCCTCATCGGTGACCAGAACAAGGGCAAGTCCTTCTTCTTCCAATACCTCACCCCGCCGGACCACCTCAATCGCTACCCCATGTGCGCCACCGTGCAGCAGGGGATCGGCTACCTCAAGGACAGGCCCCACGTCTTGCATGCAGGCTGGGTTGTCCTCCTTGATGAATGCGACCGCTTCTTTGAGCGCCGCTACGTCGAAGAACTCAAGAACCTCGTCTCAGTAGCCACCGACAGATCCGCTCCCAAATACCAAAACGAAAGGTCCTATCCCAGATCCTTCGTCCTGGCGGGCAACACCAACCATGACAGCTTCATGCTGGATCCCACCGGAAATCGGAGGTTTCTTCCCATCCGAGTTACCGGCAAGGTTCTCGCCCCTCGCAGCGAGAAGAACCTGATCATCGACCTCGACAAAGTCAAAACCGATCGGGATGCCATCTGGTCTGCTGCTCGAAAGGCTTACCTCGATGGCGAGCCCCATGGCTTCAGCTCTGACGAGATCAGCCAGGTGGAGGAGTACATGACCAACTTCATGGTGGACGACCCATTGATGGATGCCGTCTCCAGGGTCCTGCAGCTCCATCCCAGCACGATCCACATGGGGCGACCCGCCTACTTGATGGCTGATATCTGCAAGCACTTGAGCATCGAGGAAAAAGACTTCCACAGAGTGAGGCAGCCGATCGGTGATGTCCTCAAGAGGCTGGGCCTGCGAAAGGTCCGGATCAGACCTCCAGGCAAACGGAATCCTCAGAACTACTGGATGGAGGGCGACCCTGACGATCCCAACACGGAGTTAGAGCCCTCTGAGAAGAGCGACATTCCGCTCGACTGGTAGCCCCTGCGACTACCTGTGTTGCATCCTGTCAGACGCGTCTTGCGGGGCTTTTTCTTGCTTGCGGGTGAGACTCGCTGGACTACCGCCCGGAATGTCCCCACTTGCCGCCTGCGTGTCAAGGGGTTTGACACGGGGAAACGCCTGTTGTGGCAAGGGGTTTGAGCTGCGGTGTTGGCTGTGTCAAGCTTTCTCCAAACCTTTTCTGGGAAAAATAAATTCCAAGGTCTCTCTTGCTGGGTTCCCCTTGGTGTCAAGCTTTTTTCCTTGCCTAGCTCGTTGAATTCTTGCTATCCTTGACAAGACAGTGCTGACAAGGGATTTCCTGGAATAAGGGAATTTCCCTAGGAAGGTATAGGAAAAGCTTGACGACCTTGACACACCTCGTCAAACTCCTTCCGCCCCAGTCGTTTTGCCCGTGTCAAGCTCGAAGGCACTCGCGGCACTGTATCAAGATGTACTTTTCCAAATTCTGGGAAGCCTCCTGATAGGCACCCCGCCGGCTCTTTACATACCAAACCATTGCCCATCTGCGTCAGAAGGCTTACAATCCGCACGCCAGACCTTCACCCCATGAATCCTGCTGGAACCACAGCCACAGGCGGCCATCCAATGGACGGCATCGACAGGCAGATCGTCCTCTCCCTTGAACAAGCAGGCACTCCTTGTGAGGCCGACATCGCTCATGCAGCCCGTCTTGTCCTGCGTTACGAGGGCTCTCTCCTCTCAGGAGATCTCCTTGATCGCCTCAGGTCTATCGCTAAGCGGTGGGGGTTCCTCACCCGTGACCAACTCATGACTCGCGCCAGGGAGATCTGGGAGTCCGGCTGGAAGCCCAACGTTGTCGAAAGCATTGCCGTTCAAGCTGTTGGCTCCGGCGCCGACGTGGAGGGTTGATCATGGCCAAAGCAACCAAAGCGAGCCACGCGAAGCCTGGTCGCAGCCGGCTATCGATCACCCAACGGCGACTCAGGGCTTACTCCTGTTCCCCTCGGAACTTGGATTTTCATGTCATTGCCTACGCCACTAACGCCCCCAAGGCGCGGCAGATGTGCACGCAGGCCAATACTGAATGGAGCATTGATCAGTGGATAGCAACGCGCATGAGGGAGGCCGACGGCCTCTCTGCCAGTGAGGTGATTTGGGAAGGACCGGAGGACATGCCAGCCCAGCACAAGGAGCTTGCATGCATGCTCTGGTCAGATTCATGCGAGGCGGACCAATGAGCTGGATTACTCATCGAGCGCCAACCAAGGAGGATGGGGACGGTGATGGCGACGTGATCGTGTACGGGGTACTCAAGGATTGCTTTGCCATTAGGAAATGGGATGACATCCGTATAGGTACCCCTTTCATTCCATACACGGAACCGAAAACGGTTTCAGACAGCGCAAGCGAAGAACCGCTAGGCGAAGGGAAATGCCGCGACAGTTTGTATGATGCGGTTCCCTACCAGATAACTGTAAACATTTCATTTCAGGAGTGATGATGACCACGAATCAGTCCAGCCATCCAGCTCGCGCCAAGCCGCCTCTCATCGGTTTGGTGTCGCACGCGCCCGGATCCGGCAAAAGTGCTATTGCTGAAATCCTGGATATCTACCATGGTTTCATCTGTGAGCCATTTGCCGGCCCTATCAAGGAGTGCGCCTTGGGTGTTTTGATCAATGCTGGTGTTCTACCTGCAGATGCAGAGGAGTATCTCTACGAGAACAAAGCAAAAGTCATTCCAGAACTTGGTGTCACGGGGCGTCATATCCTCCAGACCCTTGGCACCGACTGGGGGCGAAAGAAGATCAATCGCCGACTTTGGCTTCTTTGTTGGGAGAACACGTACCAGATCTACCTCAACGTTCGATCCCATCCCATGACCGGCGTTCATTTCCCGGAGTTGGCCGACTTGCGGGTTGTCGCGGATGATGTCCGTTTTCCGGATGAAGCCGACACAATCCTCCGGCTGGGCGGTCAGCTTTGGGAGATCATCCGCCCTGGGACGCCTCGTCATCACCCACTGCCGGAGTGGCTCAGCTGGGCGTCTCGCCTCATCCCTAGGCGCTGGCGATCCCGCTTTCATGCAAGTGAAGGGCGCCTAAGGAATTACCCCCGATTCAATCTCCGGATTGTCAATGATGGCTCCCTGGACGACCTCGAGGCCACGGTCAATTTTTTACTGAAGGACGAAGTGCAGCAGGCCTGCCCTTCTATGGCTTCTGTTCTTGGAAAGGCTAATCACCTTTATTCCATTCCCCGGGGATACACTATCTACACCAAGGGGATGCATCGCCAAGCCCTAAACCTGAATACCCCTGCTGAGGACCTTGCTCTTGCCTATATCGAAGACGCTCTATCCATCACGAAGGCCTCATGATGCCTGATTTTCAATTGGACGTGAGGCTGCCCGGAGCCGCCTTTCCTCCTGAGTCCACGAATGCCAATCAGTTCTGGCTTCGAATGGCTCGAGACCTGATTGGTCTTTCAGCAACTCGGCGTCGGACTAGGGCATCCTCTGCTCTAGCCAGAAGAGATGGGCAAATCATTGCCGCAGCTGTTGATGGCTTTCCTCCTTGTGTCAACAATTCAGCTGCCAGGGAGGCAGATTTTGCCTGTTGGGATGGCATGCACCTCGGTGCGGAAGCAGCCCTGGTTTCTCACGCGGCCTTGCATGGGGCCTCCCTGCGAGGCAGCACCGTGTATTGCTGGCCCATGCTCAATTCATGCCACGACGCATCTCTGTTAATTGCTGCAGGGGTGTCGGTGATTGTTGAGCCTGACTATCAAATCCCCGCATCACGGGAAGATGCTCGTCGACTGATTCGCTCAATGGCCGCAGAAGCAGGTGTCCTCTTGGTCAGAGAACAGTTCGACGCTATCTTTGGCGCGCATTATGAAATCTGTGGTGAACACCAACTCGAACCATCCCATGCACCAAAGAGTTCGACGGACCAACCTTGATGGGCGAGGGCGCCTTGCAATTGTTACAGGGGCAGAGCGCATGGAGTCTGGCATTCCAGTTATCGATGTCATCCCAGAAGGATGTACCGATGGCAGACCGCGAACATGGCGACTAACCGACTTCGAGCCTCTCCCGCAGGAGAAACAGCTAGAGAGTCTTGGCGGATCGTTCAAGCCTCCAAAGGGCTACCCAATGATTCCATCGGATGATGCCAAATGACCAAAGGAAGCGTTTTTACTGCAGGTGACAGGGTCATCGAACGCCCGAACCCAGGCGGGCATCTTGCGCCTTCCTCTTTAGAGAAGGGCAAGCGCTTCAGCCGGCGAATTGGCAGGATTGTTGCCACCGTCTCCATGCATGGCAAATCAGGCGTTTGCGTGAATTACGCCCATGTCATTTGGGACGGGCTCAAGTCTCCCTCCATGCACGCTGTCTCCCGACTGCAACACCATGCCACGCTGGAAAATTCCTAACGATCTCCACAGCAGGATCATCCAAGGTCCACTGTGTCCATTCCTGGATCACTCCCATGGATCCCTGGACGGTCAGATTCCCCGCTACGACGACAGCCACGCTTGCGTCCGCTGCATCGGGGCCCTCACTGAGGGACGAGTAGAGCTAAGCCTGCCACGGATTCATCCACAGTTCCGCAAGAGATTTCTTGAGTTCTGGTCCCTCGTGGACATCAGTGACCCAATGGAGTGCTGGGACTGGCAGGGCTCCTATTACAAGGACGGCAGCTCCACCTACTTCCGCCTTAAGAGGCATTGGGGTGGAGGCCGTCAATACTCTGCGCCTCGTGTGGCCACTTGGTTCACATGGGGCGACATCGGAAGGCTGCCGGTTAAGAACATCTGTGAGAATCCCTTCTGTTGCAACCCGTTGCATATTCGAGTGCAAGGGGTCCCACACTTTTACGCCAACAGGAAATTGGCCACGATCAAACTATTCCCTGCCGCCTCCGTCCTGGTCTCTGACACCCAGTCCTACATCGAGGCTGCTCGTGACTGTTCTCCAGCCGCATTCGCCAGGCTTGAGCGAGCCAATGCCGAATGGATCAGGCAGAGAGTGGAAGGACCCCTGGAGTCCGAGTGATTGAGACTGCAAGACATAGCTTGCACGATTGCGCGCTTTAGAGTACGTTGTGCCATGTGAATCATCCGGGCCTCACCCCCGTATTGACTTCCTCATGACTGCAGCGCCCGCCCCAGAGTGGCTCATGGAAACCACCCCAGACGGGGAGGTTGCCCTTGCGCCCCTACCTGTTCCGCCCAAATCAGAAAATCCCTTCAAGCTGTGGGTGATAGGACCTACAGGTGATATGCCGCAGCGGCGTATCTACCTTGCTCTTCACAACGATTACTCGGAAGTCCCTGTCTGGGATACCGATTTGCCTGAGGACCGCTGCGGGGAAATTGTTGTTCGCCGTCTGCTTAAGGGAGAGCGCGGACATTACGGCCCCCTGGAGCACGCCCATCTATCGGTGTTACTCCAAGTGGATCACGACACGATGGTTCAACTAAGGACGCATCGCATTGCCTCTTTCGATGTTCAGTCCAATCGATACACAGGGCAGCGCTTTATTGATGTCGCCACTGGTGCGCTCCCGGTTCAGGAAGCTTTCCATTTCCGGCCCCCTGGCACCTACAGGGATCGCCAAGGGGACCCATATCTCTGGAGCAAGCATGACAACGCCAAGCTGGCCATCGTCTACCAGAATGCTTGCCACCAGTATCACGAACTTAGAAGGCAGGGGATATCAGAGGAGCACGCCAGGCAGGTTTTGCCGGGAGCCTTTCTCCAGAATGTTTTTCTGACCATGAATGCTCGTATGTGGTTGCACCTGCTTGATGTGCGCCTCAAGCCAGATGCTCAGTACGAAATTCGCTGGGCTATGGAACTTCTGACTGGCGCCATTCGAAATTGGATTCCCGAGATTGCCAATTGGTACTCAGCTAACCGCCAGGGCAAAGCCCGGCTTGCCCCATGAAGAGACCCGATCGCGCCACCCTGCTCAAGAGCTTCTTCCAGGAACTTGGCGACACGCTCACGAAGGCCGATACGGAGGAGCAAATCGCCCTCAATACCAGGGCCTGTGAAGTGATCCTCGCGGACCACATCAAGCATTTCGATCGGTTCTACGAAAAACAGGGACCTGGCATCATGTGCATCAATTTGGCCAACAAGGGCTCAGCGGCCTACTACCTCACGATTGATGATTTTCAAGCTGACCTCAAAGTTGCCAAAAGCCTTGACCAGATCGACATCCATCAGATGCTTGAATCCCTGATCAAGGAAATCGAAGCTGCCAACTTCAAGGAGAAGGTCCTGCTCATGTTGATTGACAACAGCCAAAGCAGCTTGCTTCCTATCCCCCGAGATCATCCAGCCAAGGGAATCCAGGAGCTGCAGGAGAGACTCACGGTATGAGTTCCAATACGTTTACAACGGATGATGGAAATATCCTTATTCCCAAGGAGCTCTACGAAGCGATCCACGGCCTTTGCCATGGAAGCGATTGGAACCATGGCACGCATGCCCGAATTCACCGTCCGACGATTCGGCGCATCATGGGCGAACTGGATGGAACTCTTCCAGTGATGGATCCCCAGCCATGAGTCAGCAGCCCCGGCGTGAGTTGATACCACCAAGGGCTGTTATTGAGATCGCTAGAAGCACCATGGGTGGGATTGATCTTGATCCCTACAGCACCGCGGAGGTGAACCATGTCGTCCAGGCCGCTCGCTATCTGGATCGATCGCCCCACATTGATATTGCAGCAGGGCGCCACTGGAGTCCATCGGGAAGCAAGCGTGTCTTCCTGGGAGTTCCCAGTGGGGTGCCCCTTGGTAAGGCCATGGCCAACAAGCTTCTGGAGGAATACCGAGCCGGCCACATCTGGGAGGCCATCCTCTGGCCCGGTTCCAACGAGGTCATTACGCGATGTCCCTGGATCTGGGACTTTCCAGTTTGCTTCCCGTTCAGCAGGCTCGCTCCCCAGTTCTGGGATGACGAACTGGAGGAGGCCGTTCGTGTACCGCCAGCGGACTGGTCCCCGATCGTCTACCTCCCTAGTGCGTTCCCCTCCACTGCATTCAATTCGTCCCTGGCCAGGTTCCATGCAGCAGCGTCACACCATGGGCGAGTTGTTCTCGATCAATGGAGCGGAGAAAGCCGCTGGAAGGATTCCTATCGCGCTTCTTTAAGGCGTGATTACGACGACGCACTGCCTGGAGCGGAGTGATCTCAGTGCCACACCTACCCTGGGCAGAAAGCGACGATGACGAGTTCTACCATCCATCTCACGGGTGGTACCTCTTGAGTCGCTCGATCGTCCATGATGGATGGCTTTCTTGGCGTCATGCCATTCCAGATTGCGTGCAAGCTCGGCAAGAGATGCCGCTCGATGTCAGCGCATCGATTGCTTTCCTGGCTCAGGCTCTGCATGACGTCCACATGACGATTCCCGGGTACGGAGATCTGGATGACACCCCGTTTCGGGTTTCCCGTTGGTGGGATCCAGAAGCTGATGACGAATGGCAGACGGGATGCTGCATCCTGTTTCGTTACAACCCGCCATGTCCACTACTGGAGGACAGGCCAGCAGCAGTCTTTCAATCAGCCTGGGAGGCCAAGTACAGCTGGGAATCTAAGTACAAGCAAGACCCACCGGCCAGGCTGATCGCTGTAAGCAACAGGCACCTTGAAGCAACGCTCGTCAAGACACCGTTAGTGCTGAACCCCTGGATCGGGACCGGATCTCCGACTCCGGCGAACCGCCAAAGCTCTTCGAGTCGCCGTAAGTCCCGGACCCCTCCTCCTGGAAGACTTGATCAGCCGAACGGCGCTCAGCAGCTCGAGCAGCACTGACTCTTCCGCCAGTGCCAAACTCGGTTCCCTTGGGACCGCTTTCGTAGCCGGCTCTTTCGCTATTGATTGAGCGGGTCTGGCTTCTTGCGGAGGCCAGCATGGACCTGGTCAAGGCTTCTCTGCGCGCTTCTCCATTCTTTGACGCCCCCTGGGCCTGCTTATATCTCCTGTCCAAGTGAACCGGCCCCGAGACCAACCCAGTCTAGGGGTGGTTCCACTCATCATCGATCCCCTGGGGCTGGCATTCCCGCTCGGCGCATTTTCTCTTGTATTCCTGCCATGCGCTCATTCATCTCAGCAATGGCCTGGGCGGTGGACTGTCCCATATCAATAGCGGGTGAACCAAATCCTGGCTGGGGCCTTGATGCCGCGGCTGCTCTCAATCGAGCCAATTCCTCTGCCTGGGCCTGGGCCTGGGCGTAAGCGATCTTTTGCTGCTCTGCTTGCGCCATGGCCGCCAGCACCTCGCTCATGGCAAGAGACACTTGTTGCTGGACGATCTCCTGGATACGCACATCGATCCCATCGAGCTCGTTCTCGATGATGCCTTCTGTTTCCTCTACCAGCTTGGCGTAGGCCGGGCCAAATTCCCTGAGGGTTCTTTCTACCCACCTCCTGTTCCGGCGAGAGAAATACCAGCCACTGCTGGCCCCGCTTGCGATTCCGAGGAACCACAGGATGGACATCAATCCGGTAGAGATCATGGGGCTTGGCGAACGTAGTGCATGCCTGGGCTGTCGCCCTGCGGTAAATGTACCAGTTTCACCCCATCAAGGCGAACTTCAGAATTGCTTTTCTTTTTCGCCCTCTTCCCTCCGAAGACGTGGGTTGTATGTGTTGAAGCCCAGAGCCCAGCTGGCCATGCCGATGGCTCCTGCGATGAGGCCGCCTTCTGAATTCAGCCCCGCAGCTTGGCGACCGTCCTGCCAACAGGCCTTGACCTCTCCGCCAGAGCGCCGGCAGTCCCAGATATACACGGCACCAAAAGCCAAGCTAGCTGCCATAGCAAGGACAGCAACAGAGCCAGCAGCAACAGCTGGGCGTGCTCCGACACCAGGGATAGGAGTAGATGCCATAGCGCCGGGACCAAATCAATGCGAACCTATTCTGGCAGAAACGCATGACCTCTCTTTCACCATGGATCTCCGCGAGTACCAGATTCGCTCCTCCCAGTTCGCGATCTATCCCGACTGCGGCAGCAACCCCATCTACCCCACCCTGGGCCTCTGCGGTGAATCAGGGGAGGTGGCAGAGAAAGTCAAAAAGGTGATTCGTGACAAGGAGGGCCACTTTGATAGCGCCGCCATCACGGCCATCACTCTGGAGCTGGGTGATGTGCTTTGGTACGTGGCGCAGTTGGCCAATGAGCTGGACATCGACCTCGGGGATGTCGCCGCCAACAACCTAGACAAACTGGCCAACCGGCAACACAGGGGCGTGCTCAGCGGCAGCGGGGACGATCGGTGATTAGCCCTTCCAACGGAGCGGGAATCGCTTGATCGATTGCTGTCGTAATTCCACCAATCGTGCAGCGGCTTCCGATGAAAGGCTCCCGCTCGGAAGGCCCAGGTGGATATGTGTTCCGTGACCCCTGGGATCATTGTGGGGGCCAAAGACTTCGGCTCCGGTACCAGCCAGGGCGTTTTGGACCTGTTGCGCGTACCACTCCTTCCTTGGGAGCCAGGAGTTTTTGGATTCCCCTGGATCCTGCCAGTCTGTGATGTCGAGGGCTTTGCCGTCGTAGTGCAGGGAACCCTTTGAGTGTCCGCCCACTCCGCCAAAGTCTGGATGCTCTCTCACCCTGAGTCCTGCGCCCTGAAGCATCTTCCCGACGTCTGTGATTTTCACTGTCGCCCCGCCCCCTCCACTGGCGCGTGCCACCGCTGGAGGCGCTCCCGTGGCAGCGGCAGCGGCGGCAGGGGCTGGCGAGGCCTCTGGCGAATCCGACAGGATGGCCTGCACCAGCGACGGAAAGAATCCTCCTGCGGCCATCCTGGGGGCTTCTTGCCCGGCGCTCTGGGAGCGCTCTGCTCCGCCTCTCCCGTTCAGCCCAGCGATGGCGCCAACAAGTGGAGCAAAGGCTCCAGCAACACCGCCGCCCAGTAGGGCACTCGTGAACGGTGAGACCTGTCGATTCCGGGGGGCACTCAATGATGTGATCGACTCAGGCGAGGCCATGTCGTCATCACCGCCGCCCAGCATGGATTTCAGCAGGGTGCGCGTAAAGCTGTCGTTTTCCGGTGGGTCAGGGGATGGCGTCACTGGGGCCGGGGCCGGGGCGCCCCCGCCTTTAGAGAGAGCTGCAATCTGTGAGTCGTAGAACTTCTTGAGCTCTGGATACTGCTTGACAGGCTGCCCGTAGTAGCTCGTGCCTTTCCTCGTCGGGAACGATGCCCACTCTGGAGCCAGCTTGGCGGCCACATCCGGAGTGAAGCCTTCTTTGTTGATCAGGTCCCGGGCGCCACGCTGCCTGACCAGCTCAAGTGCTGCGAAGTCTTGAGACTGAGGCCCAAAATCCTTGAGCCCTAGGCGCTGTTGCAGTGGGCCCCAGGTACCCGGCATGAACTGGTAGGCACCCGCAGCGGCACTGCTGTAGCCGCTAGTTCTGATGACTCGGTCAGGGTGTCGCTCTAGTGACGGTGTCTTGCCTCCCCCGAACATCACCTGGTACCCGCTGGGGTCCCCGCCCAGCCAGGTGCCTTCTGCGTGCCTGATGGTATTGAGAAGGGCGCGCTCTTGAATTGTTGTCATAGATCCCAATCTCCGTCTTCTTCCATGGCGATATCACTGAAGTCAATGTCCATGCCGTGGAAAGCCTGGAAAGCTTGAATGCGCTCTTCTGCGTAGCGCTCCACTTCTTCTGTGGTGGGCCTCCCCCCGAAGACCTGTACTAGCTCCTCCCCTGAATCAGGAAGACCGCAATCGAAGTCGTCGACAATCTCGATTTGCGTGGCAATCCCCGCCTCTGCAGCGGCTTCTCGGAAGTGGTGGGCCAGGGAGAAGATCTTGGCCTGAGCAGTGATCACCAGATCCAGCAGCTCAGCTTGGGATGCTTGATGCAGGCTGTCCCTCATGCGACGCAGGATGAACTCCTCCTCCATCGTCAGCTCACCAGTCATTCAGTGCTCCTGCCCTAGACCCAATCTAAAGCCTGCGCAACTTCACTCATCTTGCTTTTGCGCATGATGTGTCTTACGCTCCGCCAGTCCCACCTCGACCCCTATGCCAACAACCCATCGCAGGAGCGCGGGTGCTGGCTCCATGTCCTCCGTAAAGATTTCCGTCCCTATCGCCAGGCGGGACTGGTTCAAGACCCGGGCCGCCGCTGCTGTCCTGGGCTGCAGTGAACGCACTCTGCGCAGACGGCTGGAGCAGGAGCACTGGATAGAGGGGGTCCACTGGCGCTGGGTCACTGCCAGGCAGAGGGCAACCATCGAAATCAATCTCCCAGCCGTGGTGCGCCTGATGAATGCCCGTGGTTGGGTCTAACCCACCCCCGCCAGGCCGTTGAGGGTGGCCAGCAGGGGCTGCAGGATGTGCTCGCGGCGGGAGGTGGTCATAGTGCTATCCGGCGGAAGGCGCGGACAAGAAAAGCACCTGTTTTACTGCTGGTAAACCGATTGCCATTTTCAAAGCGAAGAAGCCAAGCCTCAGTCTCATTGGCTTGAGTAGATGACCAATGGTTGCCAATCAAAAACGATTGTGTTGATGTATTAAACATGGCCACAGGCGTTTGCTCAGGTCGAGTTTGGATAAAATTTGCTGCTCGTTTAGGTACAGAGTAATCATTGATCCCCCACTGTGTAAGGTTGCTTGCAGTAGTGGGCTTTAGGTTAAAATAAGCGATGTCTAACTCCAGTATTGCTGGTAGATACCAGTCTGTGAAACCACCAATGCTGAGATTGGCGCAGAATTGAGCCCCTGGATGAGCGGCGATTCCAGCGGTTGCTATTGCGGCTGCGTTGGCAGCGCCATCAAATGTGCTGGTAGCGCCCAAGGAAGTACTGTTTGCGGTCTTCCAAGCGATATTGTCCGTCAGCGTGTACCCCGTACCAGTGGCGCCTGTCACCCTTGGAGCCACGATCAAAGCATGGGTTGGATTTCCGTCTGCGGTATGGCTGATATAACCAGCGAAAAAGCCACCCCCAAAGGGCTCACCAATGACGGCAGGTGCGGGCTGTCTTGGTGTAATCAGCAAACTGGATGGCCCGCCCCTACGCAACCTCAACCCCTTCTTCAGGATCAGGGTCATACTTCCTCCTGCGGGCTGGGGTGCTCCCACGCCATGATTTCCGCTGCCCTGCCCTGGGCCAGCAGCCCAGCAGCTGTGAGCATTGCCAACCCTGGATCAATGCGCGGGTCCGTCAGCACCACCATGGGGGAATCCACCAACTCCCCAATCAAGCTGGCCACCTCAGCCGATTGGGTCGCCGCTGCCCTGATGGCGCCATACTCTGCCGCCGTGAACCGCTGAACAAATGCGGCACTGGTCAACAGCCCAATCTTGAACAGATCCGCATACCGCAACCCCTGATGCTGGAGCATCTCCAGGGCCATGGCCTCAGGTGTTACGCCTGCCCTGTTGCTGGCCTCGACCCAGCCGTCGATGGCGCGGAGGTCAGAAATGGTGATGGTTAAGGAGTTCATGATTAGCTGCCTAGGCGATAGGTGACGTAGGTATTCGCCGCCGCTCGCCGGGTGGCAAAGCGCCCGGAACTGCCAGCAGCCACCACCCCAGAACCCACCAGCGTGTGATCCGTGGCAGCCAGCACCGTGGCGCTATTGCTGCCGGTGTTGATCACGCTCCACTCCATCGTGAGGTCGTTGCTGTTCACCGCAAAACCACCCTCCACGTTGGTTCCTGTGGGCAGCGTCAGGTCCACCGCTGCGGCAGTGGTCGTCGTGATGATCCCCGCCTGCAGATTGGCAACCGTCAAAGTCGCCGTGGAATTAATAGCAGCCGGAGCGGGCTGGCTATAGCGGTAGAAGCCATCCCGGCTGATCTGCACGCGGGTGATGCCATTGGTCTGAAACTCTATGGCGCGGGCTGTGCCGCCTGCCGTGCCTTTCTCTGTGCCGAAGAGGAATACATTGCTGGCCCACCCCAGCCTTGCTCGCTCAAAGTTTGTATCACTGGTGTAGGTGTTGAATATCCAACTTGTTTGTGCGTTGGTGCCGTTGCGTTGGGCGAGGGTGTTGGCGGCGCCGCGTAAAACTATTAGATCTGGATTGCCATTAAATACATCTGGGGCCCAGCACAAAGAGCCAATGACGTTAAGGTTAATCCTGCCGCTAGAATTTATTTGATAACCCCCACCGTTGTTTTGGAGATTGACAAATGCACCAGTAGTTGCAAGTAAGTTTACGCAACCAACTGTGCCTGCTGAGCTCAAAGTAATTCTTGATTGCCCCCCCACCCCAAACCACGCCAGATCCCCCCCAAACCCAGCAGGAGCATTAACCGCAAACCCAGTTCCAAGCGGGCTGAAATTATTCGAAGTCGTCCCCGCCGGCTCAATCAGCACATGCGGTTTCGTGGTGGTTGATGTCCCACCCGTGAACCAGGTGCCGCTAAACAACTTGGCCGGTGCGCTGGCCAGGCTGTTGAAAGCATTGATCAGCCGGGCCGTTAGCGTGAGATTGCCCGAGGCGTCAGAGGTGAGGGTGCTTAGCCCCGCAACAGCACCATTGGTATTAACCAAGACCTGGCCGCTGCTGCCACCAACCAGGGCCACCGTGCCGGTTGCATCAGGGAATGAAATCGTGCGATTCGCTGTTGCTGTAACCGTCTGAAGCGTGGTAGTAAAAGACCCACCATCATCCAGAAGGATGTCACCCTTGCTGGTCAGCAGGTTGGTGGTCTTGTTGTAGGTGAGATCTACATCACCGCCGAAAGTGCCACCATCGTTGAATTGGATCTGGGTATTGGAGCCGCCGGGGGTTCCTTGTGCCGCCTCCCCGCCCACCATGTCCAGCTCACTGGTTGTGGGATTGAGCTTGTATTTGCCCATCTCAGGCCAGGGTCAGCGTGATGCTGGTGACGTTTCCACCGGCGTCGTAAGTGAAGGCCTTGGTCGCAACTGTCGTTCCTGAGCTGCCGCCTACCTTGTAGACAATTGCCGTTGGATCCCCTGCGCCGTTGTACGTGAAACCCCTGTAGTCGTGGGGAGGGACGCGCATGCCCCCATCGCTGCCCTCGACCAGTAGTGGATCAGCCGAGACGACCGCAATCTCGTCATAGGTCTGACCATAGACGCGACGTGTAGGCATCTCGAATCAACAGCTCTGGCTGATGACATGCTAGCCAGGTCAGTCAAAGTACACTCCGATTGGATCCTCCCCTCCGAGCCACTCTCTGTACACCTGGTTGTGGACTGCAACTGTGTGGCCCATGAACAAGGCCGCATGAGTATCGGTCACCCGGTACCTGGGGGAATGAAGCCGTCTGGCATATGCATGCCGAAATCCATAGGCAGTGGAACTTCCGCGTTGCAGGATTCCCGTCTGGCGCAGTCGCTGATTGACGCTCCAGCCCGATCTTGCTTTTCCTGCTCGGCTCGGCAGGGGCTGCGTCCATAGTTGTTCCAGCCCAAAATCCTCCACCCACTCAGGATGGAAAGGAGGCACCTGACGCGGCTTGGTTGTCCCCCTGTTATTTGTCTTGCCTTCTTTGATCCATGCGCACCCGGGGCGCTTGTTGCACGGCTCGGCAATCCAGGCTTCCCAGGGCCTCAATCCATAGACAGCCATGACAGCAACAACACGTCGCCATGGCATGGTCAGAGATGGATGCATCACAATTCGCAGCACCTCTTCGTCGGGGAAGAAGGGTTGCCCCCGTTGGGGTTCCCTGACCGCCGATTGAAGCGGGTCCAGGAGGTCAGCATTCCACGTCCCTCCGCACACCCTGACCACTTTGCGCAAGAAGGGGATCAGCCGCCTCCTGGCGAGCGTTCCCACCTTGGCCCCCTCGATTGCGCTCAGCAGCGACTCCTCGCTGAGGGGTCGACGCGAATCAAGCCTCTGGAGGATCGGCAGGTGATTCCTTTGGAAGGTCGATTCGGCAATCCCTTCTGCGAGCTTAAGCCTCTTCCAACGCGCAACAACGTCATCAAGGTCCAGCCTCGACTGGCTCGTCTTACCCTTTTTTACCCTTTCGACCGCGCAGGCACCCCTCCAGGCATCCGAGTCAAAGCCGTCCGCCTGCTTACTTAGGTAGCTCTTGAGGTCCCATGCACGCTTTTGGACAGCCTCCGGGCCCGCCTCAAAATCCAGGTGCAGTGGGATTTTTCGGCCACTGACCTGGACGTACAAGCGCTGTCCAATGGCCTTAAGACGGAATCCCCTGCCAAAGGTGCCACCGCACTTTTCCGACAGGAGGGCCACTGTTAAATCGACCACCTTTTGCTGGGGGGTCGAGGGTAAGTTTACCCTTTTTTGACCCCTTTTGCCTCCAGTTGCCTCCACTTGCCTCCAGTTCCAAGAGCTCGAAACCTAGCTGGCAGAGTGGTTTTCTAGCAATAGCAGTGGGTTTGCCCGTCTCCGCCCCTCCCGCTGATAGAGGGGGGATTCATTCCTTGAAAGCCTTTGCTAGCAGTGGGTTTGAGAGAGTGGTTTTTGGACTTACCCGTGGACTTACCCTTTCAATCATTGCCTCCATGTCCCCCCTTGAGGGGTACCTGGCCAGCAGCGCCCTTGCTTCCGCCCTGACAGCCCTGGGCACTCTCGGGGTGCGCCTGGGGTCGATCAGGCTTCCCAGGAAAGTCCGCGCAGCCAGTAGGGCTTCTGTCTGAAGCCACGACACAGGCGGCACCTCTTTGCAGTACCCCCCGCACGGGGGAGCTTCTCCCGATGAGAGGGGCCCCAAGGGGAGCTCAAGTTGCACGTAAGTCGACACGGAATGTTCCTTGCTTCTGTCAGGATATGCCATATCTGGCACTATGCCATACAAGTCAATCACTGTTCATGCGTTGCCCCCAGTGTCAGGTGATGGAACACACCTGTGTCCTCAACACGGTTCATAGGGAGGACGGAGTTGTCCGTCGTCGCAGGGGCTGCAGGGCATGCCAGATCCGCTGGACCACCTACGAGGATATCGAGGCGGGAAGCCTGATCAATGCTTTTGTGCCGCGACCCGTCGTCGGCGATGGCATTGAAGAAGGAAGGCGGCCTTGATCAGGGCTCCCGCGGGATCAATCCTTTGGCAGGGATCTCTTCGAGGAACGGCTTCCTAGAGGAGCCGACCGTGACCAGTTCAACAAAGCGCTCGGTCGATGGATCGAAGACCTTCAAGGTATTGGTCCCTCTTGGGAGCCACCAATCGTCCTTCCGGCATCTCAGTGCCGCTGGCTCCGTATCGGTTGACCAAAGGACTGGAGACCTGTCACCCGTCGGGACTTCTTCGTCGGCGGGGATTGTGTTGCGCGCATCGATCGAGATGCGACTGGATTCAGCCAGGGCATTCCCCAGTCGGTCCAGGGTCTGCTCTCTCCGTCTGTGGTAGCGGAGGACCTCACTGCTCTCTAGTCCCTCCCCGCTAGAGATCCCCTGGAAACCACGGTCTTCATTGCCGCTGATCTGATAGTCGCTGGGCTCGTAGAACGGATAGCCAACAGACCAGCGCACAGCATGAATATGCTTGCACTCCCTTCGTTGGTCCGAGCGATCAGAGAGCGTCCGAAACCGGCTGCTGTAGCCAACAGCCTGCGACTCCCATCGGCCCTCGAGAGATCGGCCAGCGCTGGGCCTGGGGAACAATGCCTGGCTGGCGCTGCTGTCTCCACTGAAGTCAGCAATTCGACTTCCGCTGTAGTCAGGGCAGGAGCAGAAGAAACGATGACTGCTGCAGAGATAGCGGGATCCGTTATTTCTCCAGGAGAGTGGCAGTCTGCGGTCGTAGTTCACGCGCTGCCAAAATGCTCTGTCCTTCCTGGGGTTGGGCCGCCTGCGCATGAACGGGCGGGATAAATCAAAGAACAGTTGCCCCTGGTCGGGATTGATATCTACCAGCGTGTAAGCAATGGTATCGATCGGCTCTGCAATCAATCCCTGGGGCGACTCCGTCCCAACAGCCGAATCCTCAAATTGATCTCCGATAAACGCAGACCATTCCATGATTTGCGTGCTGGTCAGGGTCGAGCTGACATCAAGAATCAGTCGGTGGCGATCGGCTTCTGGGCGGGACGTGTCGAGAACCATGTTCTCCGCCCTGAGCAGTTGCGGGAGGATGAGGGCTCCTCGGTTTCGATTGACGACCGTCCAGGATGCATCCGGGGAGGATCCGCTAGGGAAGTAGGTGACAGTCGTCAGCTGCGGACCCGGGAGCGCTCCATAATCCCTGAGGCTCCTGACCAGGAAGTATCTCTCAAGGTCGGCCCAGCTTTTGCCGGAGCCCTGCCAGTAGTCCCAGCCAGCGCGCCACCTCTTGTAATCACTGTCCCGGTTGTACGCCTCAAGGATGGTCGGATAGACCGTCCCCCCTGTTTGCCCCTGCCCCCCGCCACGGGCGCTACTGCGGTAACTTCCGGCTTTTGTTGCCCGAGCCGGCCTGGTCACGCTGTCCATTCGGGCGAAGTTATCGACCCGAGGGGATCGATCCACCCGCATTAGTAGTACCCGCCTTGGGCAAAAATGTTAACTTTTGTAAGGGGATTGGGGGCAGTAATGGCCCGATCCAGTCCCACATACAGCAGCTGATTGGCTTTGATCAGGAGCCCAGTGTTCTTCTTGGCCGTCTCTGATGTGGACGTGTCAGCCCCAAGATTTGGAACCGGTACAGACAAAGGAGGCAGGGAGACGTTCGTTCTTTGTCCCGCAGCACCTGAGACAATCGCAGCGGAGGCCACAACAGCCGTGTTCTCTATTGTGATCCCAAACGGTGTTGGCGAGGAGCTCAGGAAGAAAAGGACAACAGCAGCCGTGGTATTGGCCTCTGTGGCAACAAGGGAGAGACTGTCAATGACAGCACCATCGTTGCCAAGGCAGTCCACCAGCATGGTGCAGCCACCACCAAGGATGCTGGCTAGGTTGGCCTGCGACGACAGGGCTGGCGTTGCCCCAAGAGTCGCAAACTCGTGAAGAGGTCGATCAACCAGCAGGGGCTGCTTGTTGGTGCTTGAACTGCTCACTTTTTCTTACAAGTTGCTGACCTGGTCATGCTAAGCAAAGTCAGGCACGCAATTGCGGCCCGCGCCTCAAAGCAGTGTTCATTCCCCTCGGCCCACGGGTCGGCCCGGTGAACATGTCCGGGTTGATGCCGTTGTCGGCACCAGCCAGGCGGTTCCCTGGTCCACGGCGCTCTGTCTCTCCCATGGGGAGTGTTGTGGTGCCTTTCAAAAAGTCAGCGGCTTGCTCCTGTTGTGGAGTCAACGGAAACTGACTGCGGGGAGGGGTCGCCAGTGCATCGACAAGTTGCACCCCTGCGATGGGGTATCGAACGATGTTGTCGTTATATGGCGTTCGGTACTCGATCTCCATTGGCCGCAATCCTGCGGTATTCATCGTGTTGTTGAGCTGATTCCTTGGATCACCCGGCGCTGTCGGATGCCCGCTGAAAAGAGCTGCCAGTGATGGAGCGTTCTTCATCATTTCCTCCAATTAAGGTTCCAAGGATTGACTCCCCTCAGCAGTTCCTCGTCGGACTGGGGAGAGGGCGCGGCTGGCGCATCTTGCCGCCCCTTGCGAATTCTGTTGAGGTGCTCACCCAGAAGATCCCCCGCCTTGCCGTAAGGGGAGATGGCCTCTTGCTCTGGGGAAAACGCACGATTGGCCTGCACCGGGTCAGGCTCCCACGCTGGGATGTTGCTTACGGTGTCTTGAAACGCATCGGGACGGGGCTGGACTTCGGGGATGTTGAACTTGCTGCCCAGATTCACCTCTGGCAAGAACGGATTGCTTTCAGTTGACGCATAGGCCTGTTCTGCCGTGCCAGAGAAATTTGGCAGCTGTCTGGAGATCGAACCAGTAATGCCCTCGATCGAAGCTGGCTCCATGTAGCCATGCTTGGCCTTGAGCTTGTCTGCAAGTTTCCTGTTGGCGCCAGCCCAGGACTTGATATCCGCCTGATCCCAGTATTCCTGCTGGGAAGGATCCAGTCTTCCATCAAGGGCTCCTCCTTTCCGGTATTCCAGTGCGGCCTTTCCTCTTGCCTGTGCGGCATCAGCCTGCTCTGGCGTTAATCCCGCCTGTTGGACCATGGCGTTGTAGGCCCGTTCTCTTCCAGAGGGGCCAGTCACGGGCCTGGCCACATTGCTTATTCCAGGCGTCCGGGGTGGGGGAGCCTGAAAAGCGGGAATACGAGCAGAGACCTGCCGGGTTGGAGGAGGAAGCGCTGAAGCCAGTCTCGAGCCCCCGGCGTTTCCGCCGCCGACGCTGCCGGTGGGAACGCCCTGGGGGTAATCTGCAATGACCTTGGCTGAAGGAGGCAGTCCTGGCATCCGCCTAGGACCGAACCGGCCGCCTGGTTGCGTTGGATTTGGACTCCACCAGCGATTACCACCCTGGGCGGCAGCGGGACGGGGCTGCCTTGTGCTGCCACCGCCGTAAGCTCCGGGTTGGCCAGGCATCTGTTACCTCCAGTTGATGGCGCCGGTCATGGTCGCCACGCGAGTCCCGACAGCCGTATCAGCTGGACCGGGAACCGCCATGATGAACTCAGCACCGCTGCGAATAAACGCAAAGCGATGTACGTCCTCCCGCCGGTAATTGGGGACGTAAAGGGTTTCAGCCAATCGGTCCACTTCCCGGAGGTAGATCTCCCTGTACATCTGGTCCGCTTTTAACGGATCCGATTGGAAGATGGCCCGATCCGTGTCGCCTGTGATACGCTCAATCCGGCTGGGCATCGGCTGGGTTTCATCCCGAAGCACTTCCGAGAGCTGCCAGGCGTTGTCGCATCGTTTGAGATGCTCTAAAACCTTGTCATAGAAGAAGCTGTCGGGAACCCGGGCCATTGCTTCCTCTAGCCTGGCCGCATCGCCAGCCGGGATTTGCGCCCCTAGGTTGTAGCCCAGGTGAAACCGGCAGCGGGATTTGTCGTAAGGATTGAGCTCCACGCCACCGCGGCTAATTGGCCTCGGTGAAGTCTAGCGATCAGGCCACATAGATCAAATCGTCCAGGCGGACCTGCTCCCAATCCACTCGAGGTACGGACTTGAGTTGCTCCAGGTTCTGGAACTTCTCCCCAGGAAGGCTCATCCTCAGCTCAACAATCTTCTTGGCTGTTGAGAAGCCAACACCATTGACATGCTTGGCAATCTGCTCAGCTGTTGCCAGATTCAAATTCAATCGGGTATCGACAGGAATAGCCCGCTCAGGGATCTTGTCCTCATCAGCGGAGTTGTCCGCCATGGGAGACTCTGGGCTGCCACCAGTGCGGCCTTTGCCTGGGGTGTACTCCTCCAGGTCTTTCAGGAGCGGATAAACCACTGCTCCTGACTGGGTCTGGACTTGGGCACAGTCCTTGCCGTGAAAGCTGATCAATTCAACGATCTGCCCAGTTTTCCGCTCGAGGTAAAGAGACATGCTTGCGCTCTCTTGGTAGAGGCCATTGTTCTAAGTAATCCTAAGGGGAAGGAGCAGGGCGACCGAGATCACCCTGCTCTGATTCCACGGGTTAGTCCTAGATGGTCTCGACGATGGCAGGCAGGCCACCAAACGCGCTTTCGTCGCTGGCCTCGTCATCCAGGTAGTAAGCCACCTCAGCAATGAGGAAGCTGCCACCAGGCTCGCTGGAGGTCAGCCCAGCAGCGTCGCCAGCTGCCGTGCTCCCGTTGTCATAGAACAGCTTCAGGGTCATCTGAGCTGTGGTCTTGACGGGGGTGATCACACCAAACACCGAGCTCTGGGGAGCGGCAGTGTTGCTGGTGTCATCAATCGGCGTGGTGGAGAGTGTCGTGGCGGTAATTGCCGCCCCGTTCACGCTCACTGCGCTAGCGAGCTTGATGCGGTCCGTGCCAGCACCCCAGACCAGTCCAGAACGGGCAGTGCCCTGGCCGGCGTCCTTGCGTGCATCCCGGATCCGTAGACCCAGGAAGTACACAAATGCGCCGTTGGGAATCACCAGACCGGTGATGTCGGGACGGGGCTTGTCATCGGGCCGCTTGTCAGGCGATGGCACAATGACATTAAACTCGGTACGAGCGGTGGAATCGACCTTGATGTAGCCGACCCTGTGAATGTAGGTCCGACCGGGCATGGTCACGACGCCCTGGCTTTGGTAAGCGCTCAGCGCAGAAACGTAGTTGCCCGGATAAATCTTCTTGGTCATGTCAGTAGCCTCTGATCAGTAAACGAAGCTGTAGGCGACCGTGATGAAGTCCTTGTTCAGCACTTCAAAGCCGGCCATGAGGCTCCACACCATGATGATGAATCGACCAAAGTCATCATTGTTGTTGAGCAGGATTTGAGCATTGTCACCGCCAATGCCCACGCCAACGGCCTGCATCCCGAAGAACAGGATTGGAGCAGCTTCCGTGACAGCAGCAGAGATGCTGGCCACAGGGATGGTGGTGGTGTAGCTCTTGTCTGGCAGGTTGGTCGATTCAAACCATTGAATCCCCTCGAAAAGGAATCCAGTCGGCATGACCGGCTGACCGGCCACAAAGCCAGCCTGGCCGTAGCCAACGCCAGAACCCAGGTAGTTGATGGCATTGGGGGCCAGATGCGGTTGCATCGGATTGGCCATGCCATTGCCGGGGTAACGAGCGATTTCGCGGAAATCGCTGTCTTGGCGCAGGTGCTTCATCGCAGTGGGACTGGCGATGCAGCGATAGTGCCCATTCGGGAAGGTTGGCACGTTGCGCCGACGCATGCCCTCGAGGACATCCAGGAGGTCGTCCTTGACCCCAAATTTGGCGGACTGGCCGGAGCCGTAGCTTGCGACCGTGGTGCCGGTTTTGGTCTTGTTCTTGGGGAAGAAGTAGCCACCCTGGGTGGAATCAGCCCTTCCGTTGGCTTCTGCTTTGAAGAGCTCGTCAGCGAACACCCGATCACGCCAACGGCGGTAATCGTCAAGAAGTGTTAAGGAGCCGATCGACTGGTGGAACGCCGCGATATTGCGGGTATCCAGCAGCAGGCGCTGAGAAGTCATCAGCGTCTCCCGTGCCACCTTGAAGGTGCTGGGCTGGTCAGCCTGTGAAGGGTCGGCGGGGCCGGTATCAGTGTTGTTACCCTAGAGGCTCTTTATCCCCTAGTTCTGCAGCTTTGCCATTGCTGCAGCTCAGACTATATCATCACCCTTCAGGTCCACCTGATTCGGGTGCGGAGCACTCGTGCCGCCTTATCGTCCACTTCCTGCAAGCAGGTGTTGGGACTCGCTCAGCCATTGGGCAACAGTGCCCGTTCGACTGAGGTCAACTTTGTAGGCAAGGCAGGGATGTATGTACTCAGTAATGGCTCCAACAAGTAGTCGAAACTGCTTGGCGAACCATCGGAGATACAGCATTCCACCTTTGTGACGAACAACTGAGCCAGAGGCTCCGGTGACGTCGTGAATCCAAGAAGCGACAACATCAACCTCCTCTTCATCCTTGCTGACGGGCAGCCAGCCAGAGCGCTCGACCTTGATCGAGCGAGGCCTCTGACGGCGACGGACCTCCAGGGATCCATCGTCCATCCAGAGAAGTGCCAACGCCTCGGGGCCGAGGTCACTGAACGCCTGAGGGGTGAATCTTTTGACGCCATTTGGATATAAGACGTCATACACGGGGGCGAGGTGCCGCTTGCTGCTGACGCCGAAACGGACGGCGGGGTATTTCCCTTTGTCCATAAACGAGCGCAGAGATGCAGCAGTCCCGAGCTCTTGATTCAGCCGAGCCAGCTGCCATTGCGCGTAAGGCGCCTGGCGCTGACAGCGGCTGATGTACAGCGTAACTGTTCCGAAACGCTTATCGCGTCTCAGACAGCCATCACCAAGAGCACATCCCATGAAAAACGCTTGTGTCACAACTTGATTGCCTAGGGAGTCGACAACGGTAGTCGTTGAACCTTCCAGCCATTCCTGGCTGGCTTGGCTGCTGATTACCCGGCCCAGTGTCATCCGTAAGAGTCTACCGGTTGGAGGGCTTCCAGCAATTCACTCCGTGTTCGACGCGGATTACGCCGCGAAGGAGCTGATAGCCAGAGCTGGTACGTCCGCCTCAGGGGCGAACAGGCCAGTCAGGGCTTGAGCCAACTCTTTAAGGGTCACATTGACCTTGTCCTTCACGATGTTGCGAGACGACGCCGTGCCGAGCGTCTGATCAGCAGTGCGCTCTCGGGAGTCCTTGGTGCCAGGATTTCCCCAGTAGCGATAGCGGTCTAGGGCGACCGTTTGACCTGGTTGTGCCCCGAAATCGTGAACGACAACAGGATCAACCGCCATCTCTACCACGTAGGCAGGATGGGGTCGATAAAGTTCGGCGCCCAGGATTTTCGGGAAATCATTGTCTATCCACATTGGATGACACGCTCCGAAAGATAAAGGATGTTGATAGCAAGCATTCCGCCCGCTGCTTCTTACACTAGAAAGGACGCGTGGGGTGAAATTGAACGCACCAGACATTCGCGGCCTGCTGGGGGTCTTCCTGGGCGACGGCTTCCTCTCTCAAAGCAGGTCAGCGGTCAAGGGCCATATCAAGGCCACCTTCCACGGTGGTGCCGACGAGCGTGAATTCCTCGAGGAGAAGGCAAGTGAAATCAAGCTCGTCATCCCAACCCAGGCCAAGATCTCGACCTATCAGATGCGCCCCAGCCGGACCGGCCATCAGACCACGGTGCTGCGATTCCGGTTCTCGAGCCCACTGCTAGATCCGGTCTACAACTTGTTCTATCCCGATGGATTTCGGGAAATCACGCACCCCCTCTTGGACATTCTTGGACTCAGAGCAGCAGCCTGGCTTTGGGCTGAGGGGTATCGAAAGGGGGACAAGGACCATCGCCTGAGGAGAGTTGGAGCCCTGCGCGACGAGGCTCGATTGGTCAGTGGCTGGCTCGAGTTTTTGACTGGCGCCAGGTCGTCCGTCACGGGCCAGTCCTCTCGAATACTGCCTCAACTGTCGTTCAGCCCTAAGGATGCGGAAATCGTCAAGGAGGCCCTCCTTCCCTATGCCCCGATCAGCCGGAAGCATTTGTTTCTCCCGGGGGAAAAATGAGCGCTCGTCTGGTTTCCATGGCTGTCGCCTATGCCATGGGCAGTGGCACTTTGAGGTGCAAGGGGGTCAAGCAGCGCCCTTGGCTGGAGCTGAAGCGGCTCGAAACAGAGCGAACCTACATGCTGCACCAGGTGCGATCCCTGCAGCGAGCGGGAGCGGGCCCAGTGCGCGCTGCTGTTGACATGCTTCCAGGCCGGCATTTTTACGATGTCTGCAGGGCCCGCCTGCAGCACGATGCATTCGAGAGGGCCATTGAACTGCTCGCTCCAGAAGGTGAAATCTCTCTCTCCAAAGAAGTCCTCGAAATCGGAGGAGGCAGGGGCCTGGCCAGTATTTGGCTGGACCTAGGCCACTGGGATAGGGGAACTGCTGTGATCCCTCTCTCTAGTGAGCCCAATGCAGATGCCCTGCTGAGTCATCTGATCGGGCGTGGCGTTACTGGAATCTGCAAGGGGGGTAATCCGGCAACCCTGCGCCTCTCAAAGCGGCAGTTCGCCCAATTCAGCGGGCTGATTCGACACCATGTCCACCGCTCGATGGCCCATGCCCTCAGGGAGGGTTCAAAGCATGGCACCTCAATCATGCGAGTTGCTACCCTTGTCTGACCCCCGAAGCAGAACGGCGTCAGGGGGTCGCCCTTGTTGGTAGCGCAAGGGCAATTGCCAGGGCGGTGGATTTTTGTCGTTTCTCCATCGCGGTAACCGATCTCCGCTTGGGTCGCCCCCGGGCGGAGCGCCTGGTAAAACTCTCTAGGATTGCTAGATAGGGCAATCAGTTGGCATGCCGGATCAGCCGGGCATTACGACAAGATCGGAGAAGGGTGAGCCTCTTTCGTTTCAGGAAGTTGACGATAACTGGCGCCTGCTGACTTACCGCATTGACGAGGCGGAGGATGCACTTGATGACAAATACTCGCCCGATGACAGGGCAACAGAAGAGGAGGCTGTAGCCGGGAGCCTGGAAACACCAGGCAGTATCAGCAATACAACGCTGATGACCCCTTACACCACCGCATTGGCCCTGGACCAGCGGGTGGGTCTTGGCGACCTCCTAGACAGGGTCGACACCCTGGAAGAAGAAGTCGTACAACTGGGGGAGGACACCGAGTTCCTGTTCAACACCAAATACGACGCTTCTGATCGGGCGACCAATCAGGAGGCCGTAGCAGGGGATCTCTCGACTCCAAACAGCATCAGCAATTCAGTGCTGATGACTCCGTACACCACGGCACTGGCGATTGACGAACGGGTCAGCAGCAGTGATTTGTCCTACGACCCGGTCACCGGTGAGCTCGATATCTCCACGGGCGAAGGAGTCACACTGCCACTGGCGGAACCGGAGGGTGATCCAGGCCTCCTCACCGGGGAGGACAAGGCCAAAATTGACGACCTCAAGCTTGTTGCACTCACTGGCTCCTACGACGACCTGTCAGATCTGCCGGACCTTGGCTCTGCAGCCTTTACTGACTCGGAAGACTACGCCACCTGGGAGCAAGGGGAACTTGCTGATACGGCGGTTCAGCCAGAGGAGCTGACAAGCGCCCTGTCTTTCAAGGCTGATCTGGTCAACGGCCTGGTCCCGGCCTCACAGCTACCGGGATTCGTGGATGACGTTCGGGAATATACCAATTTGGCAAGTTTCCCCAACCCGGGAACGACAGGAGTCATTTACGTCGCACTCGATGAAAACAAGCAGTACCGATGGAGCGGCTCGAGTTACATCCAGCTCACGGCTTCTCCAGGATCAACGGACGCTGTCCCTGAGGGCAGTGTCAACAAATACTTCACGGAGCAAAGGGCAGCAGCAGCAGCGCCTGTTCAGTCGGTAGCGGGGCGCACGGGAAGCGTTGTTCTCAGTGTCGGAGATGTTTCTGGTGCTGTTGCAACGGGAGATTCCAGGCTGAGCGACTCCAGGGAATGGAGCGCTCCAACAGCCACGGAAGCGGAGGCCACCCAGGGTACGTCGACGGAAAGGCGCGCCTGGTCTCCAGTTCGAGTCTTCCAATCCATCGCAAGCTGGTGGAACGGCTCTAGCGATAAAACAAAACTCGACGGGATCACCCCGGGGGCCACTGCCAATTCCAGTGATGCCTTCTTGCTCAATAGGGCGAACCACACGGGAAGCCAGGCCGCTTCCACGATTTCAGGCTTGGCAACGGTCGCCACAAGCGGCTCCTTTCTTGATCTAACCAATCGACCCACTCTCGGGACAGCTGCAGCCTTGGATGTTCCCGCGGCTGCTGGGGGGACCGCTCTCTCGGGCCAGGTCGTCAGGGGCGACGATCCACGTCTGGACAATAACCGCCCACCAGCTGCCCACGGCCACGGGAATATCACCAATGGCGGCGCTATTGGCAGCACTGCGAATCTCCCGATCATCACCACGACAGGGGGCGTCCTTACGACCGGCTCCTTTGGAGCAGCAGGGGGCACGTTTTGTGAGGGGAATGATTCAAGGCTGAGCGGCCCTCGAGAACCCACATCGCACAGCCACGGGAATATCACCAATGGCGGCGCTATTGGCAGCACCGCGAATCTCCCGATTATTACGACGACTGGGGGAGTCCTTGCTGCTGGTTCTTTTGGGACGACAGGGGGCACGTTTTGCGAAGGAAACGATTCCAGGTTGGCAACCAATCTCGGCTATACGGCTTCTTCCAGGGTCATCACTAGCTCGACTGGCCTGAGTACGACGCTTCCGCTTGTAGAGGCAGCTGGTAACGCTGGGCTTCTGTCTGGTGCCGACAAGACCAAGCTCAATGGAATCAGCACGGGGGCCACTGCGAACTCCAGTGACGCGTTCCTGTTGAACAGGGCGAATCACACGGGAACGCAGCTCTTTTCGACGCTCACCTCAACGCCGACAACTCTGTCCGGGTATGGAATTACAAATGCCTACACCAAGGCGGAGACGGATGCACTGGCTCAAGGCCTGAAGCCTAAAACCGCCGTCCGGGTTGCAACCACGGCAAACATCACGCTATCGGGGGCCCAGACTGTTGATACTGTCACTACTTTAGCTACGGGCGACCGTGTTCTTGTAAAAGACCAGACTGATAAATCTAAGAATGGCTTTTACAACTACAATGCAGCAGGAGCATGGACGCGCACGGCGGACTTTGATGAATGGTCGGAAGTCCCAAATGCTTATGTATTTGTTAGAGAAGGCCTGGTCAATGCGGGCGATAGTTTTGTCTGTATAAGTGGCAGCAATCTGTTCGGTGCTAGTGAAATAGGCTCTTCAGATATCGAATTTATCCTGTTTAGCGCTGCCATTGAGATCGCCGCGGGGACAGGTCTCAACAAGGCGGGAAACACGATCTCCCTCGCGAATACCGTGGTCACGCCTGGCACTTACGGAAGCGCATCTCAGGTTGCCACACTCACGGTTGATCAACAGGGGAGGTTGACAGCAGCTGGCTCAACGCCACTTGGTGTTGGCGCCACGGCCAATGTTCCGATCATCACCGGAGCGGGAGGAGTTCTCACCGCTGGGTCTTTCGGAAACACTGCGAATTCTTTCTGTCAAGGTAACGACAGCAGACTCAGTGATTCTCGTACACCCGTGGCACACGCCCACGGCAATATCACCAACGGTGGAGCGATTGGTACAAATCCCAACTTGCCAG